ATGGCGTTGACAGAGAGCCAGATCAAGAAGGCAGAGCCTCGGGACAAGATGTATAAGCTGTCCGATGGGCGCGGGCTGGTCGTCCAGGTCCGCAAGTCCGGGGCCAAGGTGTTCGTCAAAGAGTACAGGTTCAACGGGCAACGGACAGGCGTGACCCTGGGGGAGTTCCCCGGGATGAAGCTGGCCGTTGCCCGGCACGAGGCCGAGCGGGTTGCCGAGCAAGTCCGGCAGGGGATCAACCCACGGGACGACGGCGCGATCCGGGAGTCCCCGACACGGGCCAAGCCTAAGCCCGGAGCGTCGGCCCCGGTCCCCGAGGAGCGCCGGGTCGAGGTACTGGCGGCCAAGTTCATTCGCAAGCGGATGGAGGAGGGGGTCGCGGAGGCCACCCTGTCCAAGTTGAACTGGAACCTCGGCGGTCTGGCGAACGGCGTTCTGCGCGGTCGGGACATCGCCTCGATCAAGCCGCCGGAAATCCTCGCCCTGATCGAGGAGGTCCAGGCGGAGGGCAAGATCGAGAAGGCCAAGGACATCCACCGCAAGCTGGGCCAACTCTTCGACTACGCAATCGCGCTCGGCCTCGTGGAGTGGAACCCGGCGCAGATGGTCCGCCGCGCCGTGGTCCAGAAGAAGGGCGGCGAGCATCCCGGCCTGACCAACCCGCGCGACGTGGGCGGCCTGATGCGCGCGATCCGGCTCTATCCGGCCACCAGCGGGCAGCAGACCCGGGCGGCGTTGCTGCTTTCGGCCTACACCTTCCTGCGCTCGCGGGAGTTGCGCGGCGCGCGCTGGCCCGAGATCGACTTCGACGCCGCACTCTGGACCGTGCCCCGCGACCGGATGAAGGGGAAGGTGGGGGATCACCTCGTTCCGCTGTCCCGCCAGGCGCTCGACATCTTCAAGGCGCTGCACCTGACCCGGGGCGACAACGATCTCGTGTTCCCGATGCCCAGCTACCCGGATCGCTACATGAGCGAGAACACCTTGAACGCGGCGCTGCGGCGGCTCGGTTACGACACGCGGAAGGATCACAGCCACCACGGATTCAGGACGACCTTCTCAACCAACATGAACGAGCAGGGCTGGAACCGGGACTGGATCGAGCGGCAGCTTGCGCACACCAGCAAGGACGACGTGCGGGCCTCTTACAACAAGGCGCTCTATCTCGATGGGCGGACGGAGATGATGCAGCATTACGCGGACTGGCTCGACGGCCTGGCGGCGTAAGGAAGTGCGGGGAGCCAGGTATAGGGAGGAGCGACAACAACCCGGCCCCCGCGATCCCGCATAGGACTATCTGCACCATCGCACGTTTCTGCGTGTCAATCAACTTTTGGTTTGCAAATCACCTATCGGGTGAAATATGCTGGCGGTGAGCCAAAGAGAGTCACCGCATGTCACCCCATGACCCCCAAAGCCCAGCCGGAGAGAGCCGCCCGGCTCGTCGGCTGCTCAAGATGGGCGAGGTCGAACATCGCGTGGGCCTCGATAAGCGCACGATCCACCGGAAGGTGAAGGCCGAATCGTTCCCCAAGCCGGTCCCGCTGGGCGACCGCCGGATAGGCTTCTTGGAGCATGAGATCGAGGCGTGGATCGACGCGCGGATTTCCGAGCGCGACGGGGGCGCTGCATGAGCGACGAATTTGACGATCTGCTCGGGCCTGCCCCGGTCGATTTCACCGAAGAGGAATACCAGAAGGCCGTCCAGGTCGTTCGCTCGAACCGGCGCGCGGCCACGTCCTTCGTGCAGCGCAAGCTGGGGATCGGCTACAACCGCGCCCACCAGATGATCGAGCGCATGGAGGCCGAGGGCGTCGTCGGCAAGCCGGACAATCGCGGCAAGCGCGAGATTCTGGGCGACGACGGGGAACCGCCCGCCGCGTCCTTCGCCAAGCCCGGCAAGCCCTCGCACGGCACCGACGCGGCAGTCGTCCAGGCGCTCCTGCGGCCCGTCTCGATCTCCTTCTTGGCCGACGTGCTGATGAAGGATCGCAAGAGCGTCACCAAGCGCCTCGCCAACCTGACCCCGATGGGCTACCACCGGGGCAACATCCCCCTCTACGACTTCCGGCAGGCGATGGGGTACCTCGTCACGCCGAAGATGGATGCCGCCGAGGCGATCCGAAAGATGGGCGCGGACGATCTCCCGATTGGCCTCCAGAAGGATGTCTGGGACGCCCGGCTCAAGCAACAGAAGTGGATGGAGCAGGCGGGCGAACTCTGGCGGACGGAGGCCGTGCTGGAGGTCCTGGGTGAGGCGTTCCAGCGCCTCAAGACGACAACCCAGCTTTGGATCGACCAACTGTCGGAGTCCCACGCGCTGCCCGCCGATGTCCGCAAGGACCTGACCGCGATGGTTGACGGGTTGCAGCAGGACCTCCACGCCACCCTGGTCGAGATGCCGAAGGAGCGGGCGACGACGAACCAGCTTGCGGAGATCGAGGGGACGGACCTCGATGTTTAAGCGCCTCGTCTGCCAAGTGTTCCACTCCCGATACGCGATGTTCATGGGGCTGTCCTCAGCGACCAAGGCCCCGATGTACCGCTGCCGAAAGTGCCGGAGGCGGTTCTGATGGGGAAGTTCACGACCCTGGAGGAGATGATCCTGGCGACCGCCGAGGCCGTGCGCCCGCCGGAGCGCCTGACCGTGGCCCAGGCCGCCGAGAAGTACCGCTTCATCAACAACCCCGGCAGCTACGTCGGGAGGTACAAGAACAGCACCACGCCCTACCTCGTGGAGCCGATGGAGATGCTGACCTCCCTCGACTTCACGCAGATGGTGTTCGTCGGCCCCGCACAGTGCGGCAAGTCGGATATGTCGCTCAACTGGACGACCTACAGCACGATCTGCGACCCGGCGGACATGATGCACATCGACAAGAGCCAAGCGTCCGCGCGCGACTGGTATCAGCGCCGGATCGAGAAGCTGTTCCGCGACAACCCGGAGGTGCGGAACCGGCTGCTGCCGGGTAAGCACAACCAAAGCACCTACTCCAGCCGCTTCACCTCCGGGATGCTCTACACCCTGTCTTGGCCGACCGTGAACGAACTGAGCGGTAAGCCCCTCGGGCGGCTCTGGCTCGCGGACTACGACCGGATGGACGAGGACGTGGGCGGCGAAGGTTCGCCCTTCGACCTGGCCGTGCAGCGCATGAAAACCTTCGGGCGCTTCGGCATGTGCGCGGCGGAGTCCTCGCCCTCCAGGATCACCGAGAACAGCCGGTGGATGCCCAAGACGCCGCACGAGGCCCCGCCCACGACCGGAATCCTCGCTCTCTACAACCGGGGCGACCGGCGGCGCTGGTACTGGCCCTGCCTCGCCTGCGGGACCCCGTTCGAGCCGTGCTTTACCCTGTTCGAGTGGCCGGACTGCGAGGACATGCTGGAGGCTGCCGAGCAGGTCGTGATGCCGTGCCCCCATTGCGGCCACAAGTACCGGGACGCGGCCCACGAGGAGAGCGGGACGCCCGGCAAGCGCGGCATGAACCAGCGCGGCTTCTGGCTGCGCGACGGCGAGAAGTTCGACCCCGAGACCGGCGAGATCACCGGGACCCCGATCAGGTCGCGGATGGCGTCGTTCTGGTTGAAGGGTCCGGCGGCAGCCTTCGCGGACTGGACGGACATGACGCTCAAGTACATCAAAGCGGTGGCGGAGTTCGAGGCGACCGGATCGGAAGAGGCCCTGAAAACGACGGTCAACACCGACCAGGGCCTCCCCTATCTCCCGGCGGGGCTGGAATCCGAGCGGCTGCCGGAGGAGTTGAAGGCGCGGGCACAGGGCAGCCTGGGCGAGCGCGTGGTCCCGGCGGACGTGCGGTTCCTGATCGCCACGGTGGACACGCAGAAGAGCCGGTTCGAGGTCCAAATCCACGGCGTCCGGCCCCACGGCGACATCGTTGTGATCGACCGCTTCAAGATCAGGAAGTCCGAGCGGCTGGACGAGGACGGCGACCCGCTGCCGCTCAACCCCGGCTCCTACGTCGAGGACTGGCACCTCCTCGTGGATCGGGTGCTGATGGCCGAGTACCTGCTGGACGACGACTCCGGGCGGCACATGCAGATCAGGATGCTCGCGGTCGACTCCGGCGGCGCGGTCGGCGTGACCTCGAACGCCTACGACTTCTGGCTCTCCCTGCGCGCGGACGGACGGAACCTCCACCGCCGGGTGCTGCTGCTGAAAGGTGACGGGCGGCCCACGGCCCCGCTCGTGCAGATCGGCTACCCGAACGCGGAGCGGAAAGACCGGCGCGCCTCGGCCCGGGGCGAGGTCCCCGTGATGATGATTAACACCAACGCCGCGAAGGACATGGTGAACAACATGCTGGGCCGGACGGACCCGGGTGGCGGCATGGTGTTCTTCCCCGAGTGGCTGCCGGACTGGTGGTACAGCGAACTCTGCGCCGAGACCAAGACGGCGAAGGGCTGGGTGAACCCCGGCAAGCAGCGCAACGAGGCGTGGGACCTCATGGTCTACTGCATGGCCCTGTGCCACTCCAGCCGAATCAGGCTCCAGCACATCGACTGGTCGAACCCGCCCGGCTGGGCGCAGGAGTGGGACCAGAACGACCTTGTGTTCGCGGGTCCAAACAAAGGGTTTGATATTCACCCGAAAAGTGAATATGATCTATCGAAACTGGCCGAGCAGCTAGGCTAAGGGGGCAGACTTTGACCGCAGAAGAGAAATTGGCAGACGCCAAGCATCAGCTTCACCTCCTGGTCACGGGCCAGCAGGCCCGCGTGTTTGTCGATCAGAACGGCGAGCGCGTCGAGTACACCTCCGCCAACCGCGCCGACCTGCGCAAGTACATCGAATCCCTCAAGGCCGAGATCGCGGGCGCTACCGGCGTCACCGGCCCGATGCGCGTGTGGTTCTGACATGACTATGACCGTCAAACCCGCCAATCTCTCCGTTGACGAACTGCTGGGGCCTGCCCCGGCGGAGACCGCCATGGTGGGCGGGGCCTTCGACGCGGCCAGCCGCAACGAAAAGACCCTGAGTTCCTGGCAGCCGGTCCTCAACTCCGCCGACGTGGACCTGATCCCCGCGAAGGAAAGCCTGGACGCGCGCTCGCGGGACTCCCTGCGCAATGACGCCTACGTTCGCGGCGGCGCGCAAATCCACCAGGACAGCATTGTCGGCGGCCTCTACGCGCTCAACGCCAAGCCGCTCGTCAAGCTGCTCGGCCCCGGGTTCGATGAAACCTGGGCGGAGGAGTTCCAGGAAGAGGCCGAGGATCGGTTCACGCTCTACGCGGAAAGCCCGGACTGCTGGCTCGACGCTGGCCGCACCAAGACGCTGACCGAGATGGTCCGCCTCGCCGTTGGCGTCCACGTCGCGGCGGGCGAGGTGCTGGCCTCCGCCGAGTGGATGCGCGGCGGCTTCGGGCGGCCCTTCAACACGGCGCTCCAGTTCATCGACACCGACCGTCTGTCCAACCCGCCCGAGAAGGCGATGGACCCCAACGTGATCGCGGGGGTCGAGAAGGACAAGTACGGCGCGCCCCTCCGCTACTACGTCCGGGTCGAGCATCCTTCCGACTTCCACAAGCCGGACAACTACCGCTGGCGCACCGTGGCGGCCCGCAAGCCGTGGGGTCGTCCGATGATGATCCACCTGTTCGAGCAGATGCGGCCCGACCAGACGCGCGGCGTGGCCGAGATGGTCACGGCCCTCAAAGAGATGCGGATCACCAAGCAGTTCCGCGACGTGACGCTCCAGAACGCCGTGGTCAACGCGACCTACGCGGCCTCCATCGAGTCCGACCTGCCGAGCGCCGAGGTGTTCGCGCAGCTTGGCGGATCGGACAACATCCCGGAGGCGATGCAGCAGTACATCGCGGGATACCTCGGTCAGATCAGCCAGTATTCCGGCGGCGCGCGGAACCTGCAACTCAACGGCGTGAAGATTCCGCACCTCTACCCGGGGACCAAGCTGAACCTGCACCCGGCAGGCAAGGGCGGCCCGCTCGGCCAGGAGTTCGAGCAGAGCCTTCTCCGCTACATCGCGGCCTCCCTCGGCGTCTCCTACGAGCAGCTTTCGCGCGACTATTCGCAGACCAACTACTCCAGCGCCCGGGCGGCCATGGCCGAGACCTGGAAGCGGATGAACGTGGTCAAGCGCCAGGTCGCGGATCGCTTCGCCACCATCGCCTACCGGCTGTGGCTGGAGGAGGCGATCAACAAGGGTGCGATCTCGGCTCTGCCCCGCGCGGCCCGGCAACGCGGCTGGCTCTACCAGAACCAGCGCCTCGACGCGATCTCCCAATGCGACTGGATCGGCGCATCGAAGGGCCAGATTGACGAACTCAAAGAGACCCAGGCGGCAGTCCTGCGGCTCCGCTACAACCTCACGACCGAGGAGAGCGAGATCGCCCGCCTCGGCTCCGACTGGCGCGCGGTGAAGCGCCAGCGCCGCCGGGAGAAACTGATGGACGCAGAACTCGGCCTGGAAGTCGCGGAGGACACCTCCACGCCCGGCGCGGTCGAGCGGGGCGCACAGAAAGAGAGCGGAGATTCCAATGAATGAGTTTGCGATGGAGGGCGACCTGCTGATCGCCCCCGAGGCCCACGCCTGGGTCGAGAACCTGCTGACCAAGCTGGGGTCGCCTGAGTTTGTCCAGGAGTTCACCCAAAAGGTGAAAGCCATGGAGGACGCGGACGGCGAAGATGATTTCTGGGAGCCGGGATTCAGCCTGCGCCCCTACAACGTCAAGAACGGCGTCCTGACGATCCCCGTGAAGGGGATGCTGATGGCCGGGCTGACCTACGCCCTCGGCAACTTCGCGACCGGCTACACCTACATCGCCCGGGCCGTGCTGCGCGGCGTGGACGACTCCGCCGTCAAGGAGATCGTGCTGGAGGTCAACTCGCCCGGCGGCACGGTCCCCGGCCTGTTCGACGCGGTGGACACGATCTACGCGGCGCGCGGCAAGAAGCCGATCCGGGCCGTTGCCAACGAAGCGGCCTACTCGGCAGCCTACGCAATCGCCAGCGCGGCGGACGACATCACCGTGGCCCGCACGGGCGGCGTCGGCTCGATTGGCGTGATGACCCGGCATGTCGATATGTCGAAGGCGCTGGAGCAGCGCGGCGTGAAGGTCACGGCGATCTTCGCGGGCGCTCGCAAGAACGACGGTGCGCCAGACGCGCCGCTGTCGGACGCGGCCAAGGCGCGGATGCAGTCCCGCGTGGACGCTCTGCACGGTATTTTCGTCGCCACTGTGGCGCGGAATCGGGACCTGGACGAGCAGGCGGTACGCGATACCGAAGCTGCGACCTTCATGGCCCAAGAAGCCGTCGAGAACGGGCTGGCCGATGCGGTCGGTCCCCTCGACTCCCTGTCGGCCAATGCCGATCCCTCCGATGAAAATGAGGACGAAGAAATGTCGAACAAGAACGACAACCCGGCGGTCGATCAGGCCGCACACGATGCTGCTGTCGCCAAGGCCAAGACCGAAGGCGAGAAGGCAGGCGCGTCCGCCGAGCGCGAGCGCGTCAAGGCGATCATGGATTCCGAAGAGGCAAAGGCCCGCCCCGCAGCGGCCCGCCACATCGCCATGAACAGCGATATGTCCGTCGAGGACGCTACCGCCTTCCTCAAGGGCCTGCCCGAGGAAGCCAAGGCCCCCGAGGCCGATGAAGAGGCCAACGGCGGCGACGGCGGCAAGCAGTTCGAGAACGCCATGAACGACACCCAGAACCCGGAACTCGGCGCGGGCAACGGCGGCGGCAACGACCAGGACGACGACGATGCGTTCATGGCCTCGTACCGCTCGATGCGCGGCCTGGGCTAACCCGCCCACGGGGTCGCGCGCCGCGCGGCCTTGATCCCTGAAACACCATCTTTGGAGAGAAAACGATGGCGACTATCACCCCCCAGAACGACCGCCTGGCTGGCATTGCCGGGCAGTCTGCCGACACGATCCAGCCGGATCAGGTCGATTTTATCGGCGGCCACTGGCCCGAAGTCGGCGCGGTTGTTGAGACCGTGGCGAACGGCCAAGACCTCGCGTACCTTCAAGTCGTGGGCTTCGACGGCTCCGGCAACATCGTCGCGGCCAACAACACCACCGTCACCGCTGTCGGCGTCATGCCCTATGCCGTGGACGCCACTGGCGGCGCGGTGAAGGCGGAGATTTACCGCTCCGGCAACTTCAAGCCCGAGGCCCTGGTTTGGGACGCAGGCTACGCGACCGACGCCGACAAGGCGAAGGCGTTTGAAGGTGCGCCCAGCCCCACGCAGATCGTCCTGACCGCCCAGCGGACCATGGTGGTCTAAACCGCAACCTGGAACCTCGGCCTCGCGGTCGGACCAACATTCACCTGAAAGGTTAAAAATGACCCTCGACATTTACACCCCGCGCCGCCTGGCGCTGATCCAGCAGGAAGAGAGCCAGACGGTTCGCGCTTCCCAATGGCTGAATATGTTCTACCCGAACACGTTCAACTCGGACCAGGAACAGATCATGTTCGACAAGATCGACGCCTCGCGCGAGATCGCCCCGTTCATGCTTCCGAACCTGCCCGGTAAGCCGATCTACCGCCGCGACGGCGAGCGGATCGAGATGTTCACCCCCGCCTACACCAAGCCCAAGGACTCTGTGGAGCCGGGCATGGGCATGAAGCGTACCGGGGCCGAACTGGTGGGCCGCACCCCCCAGATGTCGCCCCAAGCGCGGATCGCGGCAGCCGTGGGCGACATCACCCGCAAGCACATCGACGGCATCGTTCGTCTGTGGGAGTACATGGGCGCGCGCTCCGTCATCGACGGCACGTTCACCGTCCGCTACACCGACAACCCCGCGCATGACGTGACTCTGGACTTCGGGCGCGACCCCGGCCACACCATCGTCAAAGGCGCTGGTACGAAGTGGGGCGATGCGGGCGTCAGCGCGTGGGACGACGTGCAGGAGTGGGTGGACACCGTGTCCGCCGCCGACTACGGCGCGACCCCGACGGACATCTTCATGGGTGCGACCGCCTGGAAGGCGTTCATCGCTGACGCCGATGTCCAGAAGCGCCTGGACCGCGACGTGAAGGGCGTTGAGCAGACCATGCTCGACCAGAACCTTATCGTGAAGGACAAGATGCGCCCCTGGACGCTGATGGGCATGTTCGGCACGATCCGCGTCTGGCTGGTCTCCGGCATCGGCAACACCTTCCAGTCCGGCGGCAACCGCGTGGACATCCTCAAGTCGAACGAGGTGTTCATCGCCTCTGCGGCTGTGGACGGTGTGCGCGCCTTCGGTGCGATCCGCGACCTGGACTCCCTTGAGGCCGTCGAGATTTTCCCCTCGACCTGGACCGAGAAGGACCCGAGCCGCCGGTTCCTGATGCACCAGAGCGCGCCTCTGATGATCCCGGTCAACCTCAACGCGACCCTGCGCGCGACTCCGGTCGATCTCCCCTAAGTCGCACTAGCGACCTGACCGCCCCGGCACATCGCCGGGGCGCTTCACCATCCCCCGAAACCCATAGCGAGGAGCCGAGAAATGAAGGTTCAAGCACGTCACGCCATTATCCGCAAGGAAGGCAAGAAAACGGTCTCCCACCGGCCCAACGACAAGACGAAGGGCATTTTCGAGTGCCCCGACGACGAGGCACAGGGCTACATCGACATCGGCGCAGCCGTGAAGGTCGAAGAGGCCGAGGCCGCGCCTGCCAAGCCCAAGGCCAAGGGCAAGACTGCCGCCGAGAAGAAGGCGGAGAAGGAAGCCGCTGACAAGGCTGCCGCCGAGAAGAAGGCCGCCGCCGAGAAGGAAGCCGCTGACAAGGCCGCAGCCGAGAAGGCCGCAGCCGAGAGCGGCAGCGGTGAGGGCGAAGGCGACGACGAGGAGTTGCTGGGCTAATGTCGATCCGGGACCTCAAGAACCGCTCGCGGCGGACGCTGCACGACGCCTTGGCGGTCCCGGCGATCTACGTGGACCGGGACACGCGGGCGGAGACGCCTTGCACCGTCCGGGTCCACCATCGCCACGACAAGTTCGGGGACATGACCGGATTCGACTACGCCCCGGCGGAGCGGATCACGACGGTCCCCGAACTTATCATCCTCAAGGACGACCTCGCGCCTACCCGGGCCGGGGTGTTCTCCATCGCTTCGGATGAAGCCTACAAGGTCGAGACCGTTATGCCGCCGGACGGCATTACCGTCACGATCCAGACGACGCGCATGTCGCAGGCCGAGATCGACGCGGAAAGCCTGCCGGTGCCGGGGGCTGCCTGATGCTGGACCCCGTGTTCTCGCGATCTGGCTTGGGCTACGTCGTCGCCGTCGAGGGCCTGCGCGAACTCGCCGCTGACTTCGACAACGTGTCCGACAAGATCAAGGCCCGGGCGGCCATGGCGATCAACTCCACGGCCCGCAAGTTCCGCACCGAGTCCAGCCGGGAGATGCGCAAGCAGGTCGCCTTCCCGGCGCGCTACCTGGACAGCCGCCAGGATGGCCGCCTCCGCGTCCGCCGCCAGGCCGCCGCGACCCGGCTGGAGGCCGCCATTGAGGGCCGGTTCGAGCCGACCAGCCTGACCCGGTTCGTCGTTGGCGCGGTGAGCCACGGGCGCAAGAACCCCAAGCTGCGCGTCTCGCCCGGGAGCCAGAGCCTCATCCCGAACTCGTTCATTATGAACCTCGCGAATCAGAACAAGGGCCTCGCGATTCGCTTGAAGCCCGGCGAGACGATCCGCAACAAGCGCAAGATGGTCTCCTTCTCCAAGAAGGACGCCAACCTCTATCTCCTCTATGGCCCCTCCGTCGATCAGGTTTTCCGCGATGTCGCGGTCGATGTATCGCCAGACGCGGCGGAGTATCTGGAGGCCGAGTTCCTACGACTGACGGAGCGACTGCTATGATCGACACCTTCCGCCTTCGGGTCATCAAGGCCCTCTGCGCCCACATCGAGACCATCTCGGTCGCGGGCGGCTACCAGCACGATCTCGCCGGAAAAGTGGTCCGGGGCCGGATCACGCTGACCGAGGAGGACGGCGCGCCGCCCATCATCGCGGTCAACGAAAAGCCGGTTTTCCCTGAAAACTTGCAGGGCCACGGCAGCGGTGCGAGCGGGACCAAGCTGGAACTGCTGATCCAGGGCTTCGCCGCCGACGACCGGAAGAACCCCACGGACCCGGCCTACCCGCTGCTGGGCGACGTGCAGAAATGTCTCGCGCTGGAGAAGCTGCGGGATGATGGATACGACCTCTTTGGCTTCAAATCGCGCGTCATGTCGCTCGATGTGGGGCAGGGGGTCGTTCGCCCGCCGGACGGCGTTGTGGCTGACACCGCGTTCTTCTGGCTCCCCGTAACGCTGGAGATCGGAGAGAAGTTCAACGATCCGATTGCGTGAAAAGAAAATCACCTGTAAGGTGATCTTTAACCCCAAGAGGAGTTTGCCCGCGAGGTCAAATTCACCCAAAAGTGGAGACTTACAATGTCTAACAATCTCGTTCTGGGTCGCGGCAAGGTCTACTTCGACCGCTTCCTGCCCAACACCAACACCAAGACCGGCGAACGCTACCTCGGGTCCACCGCCGCCTTCGGCGTGACCGCCGAGACGCAGGAACTCGATCACTTCTCTTCGGAGGAGGGCCTGCGCAACAAGGATGAGTCGGTGACGCTGCAAATCGACTACTCGGGGTCCCTGACCATCGAGAATATGTCGCCGGAGAACATCGCCCTGTTCTTCCTGGGTGACTCCGAGAGCGCCACCATCGCCGCCGCCCCCGGCGAGACCGAGACCCTGACGGTCCTGCATAACCGCTTCTACCAGCTTGGCATGACCAACGCGAAGCCGGAGGGCGTGGAGAACGTCTCGAACGTGGTCATCACCGATGTCGGCGCTGCCACCACCTTCGTCGCAGGCACCGACTACGTGGTGGAAGAGGCCGAGGGCTTCATCGAGATTCTGGCCTCCGGCAGCATCCCGGACAACTCGGACATCGTTGTGACCTACGACGTGGCCGCGCAGACCCAGGAGCGCGTGATCTCCGGCTCCAACCTGGTCCAGGGCGCTATGCGCTTCCGCTCGCGCAACGGCGTCGGCGGCCAGCGTAACTTCTACCTGCCCAAGGTGACGCTCCGCCCGAACGGCGAGTACGCCCTGAAAGGTGAAGAGTGGCAGAACATCGCCTTCAACCTGGAAATCCTCCAGGCCGGTGACGCTATCGCCAACCTGCTCGCCACTGGTCGCGGCGCGACGACCTAAGCCCGGTAGGAGGAGCAAATGACCGGACTTAGTGCCTTCACCCCCAAGACCCAAACGATTGAGATTCCGGGCGGCCAAGCCGTCGTCCGGGGTCTCGCGCTGGAGGACTTCGCGGTCCTCATGCGCGACCACCACGCGCCCATGGCCGCCCTCTTCGACCGCTACGTCGGGGAAGCCAGCCTTGAGCGTCTGGACGCGGAGAGCGGCGCGGGCCTCGGCCTGGCCGACATGGGCAGCGTCATCCTGGAGGCGTTCGAGTACGCCCCCGCGCTCATTGGCGACGTGATCGCCCGGGCGACGGGGGAGACCGAGAACCCCCACATGGCCCGGCTGCTGCCCGTGGGCGTCCAGATCAACGCGGTGGGTGAAATCGTGCGGCTGACCTTGGAGGCCGAGGGCGGCTTGGAAAAGCTGGTGGGAACGATCTCGATGCTGGCGGCCAGCCTGAAAACGGCGGTCGGGGATCGTTCTCGCTAGACGAATGGGTCGCGGGCCTGCGGGAGATGGTCAGTCTCCTACAGGCCCACGGCCACCCAGAAGCCCGGTACTATCCAGTGCCGTACCTATGGGCTGAAACGCGGATCGTGAGGCGGCGAGTGAACCGAGATTTAGCCAATAACGCAATTCTCACCCAAATGGCCGTTGGCTCAATCCTGTCTGAGAAGGCCGGAAAGGCTTTCCAGAAGCGCATCAAAGAACTGACCGGAGACTGAGTCCATGGCGAACCGCAACGTCGATCTTCTGATCCGCGCCCGGGACGACGCCTCCCGGGCCTTCAAATCGGTTTCGGAGGCCCTGGGCGACCTGGGCGCGATCCAGGAAGGCGTGGCGGCCAAGGCGTCGAAGGTTGACGCGGCTCTGGGCAAATCTCAGTCCTCGGCCCGCGATGTTGCCAAGGCAATCGGCGGCGATCTGGCGGCGGACGGCGAGAGGGCCGCCAAGGTATTCGAGCGGATCGAGCGCACGGTCTCCGAGGCGTCCGCGCAGTTCGAGAAGCAGAAGGCCGATCTGCGGGAGAGCGGGCAGGCTTACGCCGCGCTCAAGGGGCAGGCCGAGGCAGCCGCCGCCGCGATCCGCAACGCCGAGAACAAGATCGGCCCGCAGACTCCCGAACAGGTCGAACGCCTCAAGGCGATGCAGGCCGCCTACCGGGACCTGACGCGGGAGGTTTCCCGGACGGCCCCCAAGCTGTCCAAGCAGGAAGCCCAGCTTGAGCAAAGCGCCGCAGAACTCGACCGTATCCGCAACGCCGCAATTGCCGCCTCCTCGGCCCTCCGAGAAGTGGCCCGCAGCAGCAGCACGGCGCGCGGCGTAGGGGAGTCCGCGCAGCAGCAGGAAGCCGCCAACGCCGCCGCCCGGCGCGGCCTGTCCCAGCTTGCCAAGGCCGAGCGCGAGGTCCAGATCGAGATCGCCGCGCGGGAGGAAGCCGCACGGGAAGCCGCCCGCGCCGCCGAGGCCGAGAACGACCGGCTGGTCAACTCCGTCCGGGAGGTGATCCAAGCCGAAGAGCGCCTGGCCGCCATTGAAGCGCGGCGGGCCAGCATCGCGGCCAACCGGGCCGTGAACCGCCAGGCATCCGCCGGTCTCGCGGGGATCACCGCCGGGCTGATGTCGCAGGAGCGCGCCGAGGTTGCCGCGACCAAGGCCGCCGAGGCCCACCGCCGCGCCATGGACACCCTGTCGGCCAGCTACGCCAAGCAGCGCGCCCAGGCCCGCCCCAGCGTCCAGTCGCAGCGCGATCTGGCTCAGTCCTTCCGCACCAGCTTCGCGGCGGCCCAGAACGCGCGCCGCCCCATCGAGCAGTTGGTCGCGGAGATCGTCCGCCTTGGCCCCGCGACGGACAGCGCGGCCCGGGGCGTCCAGCGCCTTTCGGCCCAGACCCTCAACGGTCGCCGGGCCTTCGCCGCGTTCTACGGGGACTCCCGCCGCGCCCTGTCGCTGATGCAGCGCCTCCGGGGCGAGGTGCTGTCTCTGACGGCCTCGTTCGTCGGCTTCTACGGCGTGTTCAACGTCGGTCGGGGAATCTTTGAGGCGTTCACCAAGTTGGAGGCGGCCCAGAACCGCCTCGGCGCGGCCTTCGACCAGGATTACGCCAAGGTGAACGCCGAGATGGCGGCCCTCCAAGACGAGGCAGGCCGCCTCGGCATCTCCTTCGACGTGCTGGCCGACAACTACTCCAAATTCCTGATCTCCGGCCAGCAGGCGGGCCTTGAGACGGCGCAGCTTCGGGAGGTGTTCCGCCAGGTCTCCGAGGCGGGCCGCGTCCTCAAGCTGTCGAACGACCAGATCGCCGGGACGTTCAACGCGCTGACCCAGATCGCCGGTAAAGGCACCCTCCAGATGGAGGAATTGCGGCAGCAGTTGGGCGACCGCCTTCCCGGGGCTGTCGGCCTTCTGGCGAACGCGCTGGGCTACGGCGAGGACGAACTGGCTCAGTTCTACAAGGACGTGGAGAACGGCGCGATCTCTGCCGAGCAGGCGCTTGTCGGCCTCGGCAAGGGGCTGGAGGACACCTACGGCGGCCAGCTTGAGGACGCTCTGGACTCCACCATCACCAAGGTCGGGGAACTCCAGAACCTCTTCTTCCAGCGCCAGGCCACCGCCGCAAACGCGGGCTTCATCGACGGCCTCGATACGGCGCTCGACGCGCTCAACGAGTTCTTGGCCTCCGAGGAGGGGATCGAGTTCTTTGAGGCTCTTGGCGCGGCCTTCGGGCGGCTCTTTGAACTGCTCCCGGCGGTGATCGACAACCTCGACCTGCTGACCAGCGCCGCCCAAGTGTTCGTCGCGATCAAGTTGGGGCAAGTGGTCTCCGGCCTCGCCGGGAACCTCGGCAACCTGACCCGCATGACCTTCTCGCAGGCGCGCGTCCAAGTCGCGCTGAACCGGACGGTCGCGGCCTTCTCGCCCTCGGCGGCGGCAGCCCTGCGCTCCTCCACGGCGCTCGGCGCGGGCCTGCGCGGTCTCCGGTCCATCGTGGCGAGCCTGATGGTGACGATGCGGGCGGCCTTCCTGTCCATCGGCGGGATCGTCGGGATCGCGGCTGCGGCGCTGTCCTTCTTCGCGCTGGAGGCGGTGGTCGGGGTGGACGACTCGATGTCCGACCTTGAGGACACGATGCGGGACGCCGAGGACGTGATCGGGGACGTGGCGAAAGCGTTTCGGGACGCGGGCGGCGATGCTGACAAGTTCGCCAAGAACCTCAAGGACGTGGACACCCTCGCCAAGCGGATCGAACTGCGGAAGTTGCAGAACCAGATCACCGACACGCGCGCCAAGCGGTCGCAGACCTTCGGCGTGAACGACCTGTCCATCGGCCTCGGCGCGGGCTTCGCGGAACTCGACCCCGGCGCATCGGCCCTGCGGAACTTCAACGCCTACATCGCCCGGTTCAACACCGGCAAGATGTCGGCCAAGGACATGCAGGAAGCCCTCGGGGACCTCTCCGACGAGTTCGACGGGTTCGAGGACATCGCCGGGCTGTCCGAGTTCAAGGACTACGTGGACCAGATGGCCGAGGCGGAGGAGCAGATCGCCCGCCTTGAGGCCGAGTTGGCCGTGATCGACGGAACCGCGACCGACGCCCAGCGGGCGCTGCTCGGGCTGGACGAACAGCTTGACGAGTCCGCCGCTGCCGCCAAGCGGAGCCGGGAGCAGTTCGAGGGCTTCCAGGCCGCCATGCGGACGCTCGGAGAGAACATCCCCGAACTCAACGAGAAGCTGGAGCAGTTCGACGCGATCCGCCAGATCGAGGAGGATTTCCAGGCGGCCCTGGCGGCTGCCGACGGCTTCGCGGACGCCGCCGAGCGCGCGGCGCGGATTGGCGAGGCCGTGGAACTGCGCGGTCGGGCCTACGACGCCCTCTACGACGGCCAGGTCCGGGACTACGACGGGACGGACGGGACTCAGGTGGCCGCGCAGTTCCTGCGCGATCTGGAGGGCTTCCGGGCCACTCCCTATTGGGACGTGAACGCCAACCGCGTCGGCTTCGGCTCGGACACCGTTACCCTCGCGGACGGGACGATCAAGAAGGTGACGGAGGGGATGCGTATCTCCGTCGCGGACGCCAACCGCGACCTGATGCGCCGGATCACCACCGAGTTCATGCCCGCCGCCCGGCGCGGTGCTGGCGCGGCCCGGTTCGACTCTTTCAACGCCCAGCAGCAGGCCGCGCTAACCTCCATTGCCTACAACTACGGCTCGCTACCCGACCGCATCATCGCAGCGGTGCGCAACGGGACCGACCAGGAGATCGCCGCCGCGATCAAGGGCCTCGCGAACGACAACGAAGGGATCAACCGCCAGCGCCGCCTGAAAGAGGCCGCCCTGTTCACCACCGACGCCGGGGTCCAGCCCGCGCTCGATGCGGCGATTGACGCCGAGGAGGACCGGGCCGAGGCCGCCAAGAAGCTGAAAGAGGATCAGGACGACTTCCGCGCGGGCCTCGTCGCCCAGATCGAGCAGACGCGGTTCCTCAACTCGCTGGAAAACGAGCGCATGATCGACGCGGAGGTCGCCAAGGCGATCCGCGAGGCGGAGATCGAGGCCCAAGAGGTCGGCCTGCAACTGACCAAGGAGCAGCGCGCCGAGATCGAGGCCGTCACCCGGGCCAAGTTCGCCACGGCGCAGGCTGAGGAGGACCGCAACGACCAGCTTGAGCGGGCGAAGGCGCTGGAGGAACAGGCTGCCCTCCTCGCGGAGCGTCGGCGCTTCCTGCTTGAGCAGATCACGCAGATGGAAGGCCAGGGCGACATGGTGGGTGTTGCCCGGACCCAGGAAGAACTGGAGGCCGTGGAAGCGCAGCTTGAGAGCGCGCTGGAGAAGGCTATCGCGTTCTGGGAGGCCCTGGGCGGCGAGGGGTCCGAGAAGGCGATCCTGGCGCTCCAGACGACCCAGCAAGAACTGCGGCAGGTCGAGTCCACCGCCGTGACCACCGGGCGGCAGATCAACGACATGATCGCGGATCGCGCGGCCTCGGCCTTCGACTCTTTCTCCCGGCGCGTGGCCGAGGGTGAGAACGCCCTGGATGTGTTCAAGCAAGAGTTCATGCGGATGGCCGCCGACATCCTGATCCAGATCGGGCAGATGATTATCCGCCAGTCGATCTTCAACGCGATCTCCGGGATGATGGGCGGCGGCGCGCGCGGCAGCGGCGGCCTCGGCGGCCTGATCGCGGGCGGCGTCAACGGCATCTTCCACAACGGCGGCGTGGCGACGGGCAACAACCTGCGCTCGGCGCGCACCTTCGACCCGGCGATCTTCGCCAACGCCCGGCGCTATCACACGGGCGGAATCGCTGGCCTGGCCCCCGACGAGATGGGCGCGATCCTCAAAAAGAACGAGGAAATCCTGACCGAACAGGACCCGCGCCACCGCTTCAACGGCGGCCTGTCCTCGGGCGGCGGGGACGAAGGGCCTACGATCATCAACGCCTTCGACGCGGAGGAGATGCTGGAGCGCGCTCTGGCGACCCCGCGCGGCAAGAAGGTCATGCTCAACCATGTGCGGGCCACCCGCACCGAGACCAAGGCAGCCCTCGGATGATGACGCTCCAGCGCAACTCCCGCATCTTCCCGGGCCGGGCGAACTGGTCTCGGCAGGTCAGCGCGGACTACCAGTTCAAGACCAGCATTTTCACCGCCCGCGACGGCACGGAGTCCCGCGAGGCGCTGCGGCAGAAAGCCCGCGTCGAGTTGGAGTTCCAGTCGATGTTCACCCGGCGCGGCGTCGAGCGGCTGGTGGGCGATCTGCGGGAGGGACTCGCCGTGCCGTTCCGCGTCCGCGCGCCCTGGCTCCCGACCAAAGTGGCGGCGACCGTGGCGGCAGGGGCTACCACGATCCCCGTGGCCTCGACGCCCGGCTGGCTGGTCGCGGGTTGCCAGATCATCGTCACGACCGAGACCCACGAGGACTGGTTCGAGGTCAGCGCGGTCGGCGGCGGCGTGGTTACGATCTTGGGGGCCACCTCGGCAGAGTATCCGCCGGGCAGCCGGGTCCACCTCGCCTATACCGCCCGTATGCCCGACAAGGCCCCGGTCTCCGCCGAGACGGCAAGCGTCTGGACGGGGCGGTTCCGGTTCGAGGTGCTGCCCGGGACTCCGGCGGAGACCTACCCGGCGGCCAGCGGCGACACGTTCGAGGGCCGCGAGGTTTTCCTGCGCCGCCCGAACTGGTCCGACACGCCCCGGCTCGACTTCGGCCAGGAGCGCGAGACCTTCGACCCGGGCATCGGCAGCAACGTCGTGGCGGCCCCGCAGTTGGACGACCACCTCACCGTGCGCTACGGCCACACCGGCCTCAACGCGGCCTCCTCCGAGGACCTGATCGGCTTCTTCCTGCGCCAGCGGGGCCGCCGGAACCCCTTCTGGACTCCGCTCTGGACGCGCGACATCGCCCCCTCGGCCACCGACACGGGCGCGGCCACTTCCTTCCAGATCGACGGCAGCGAGTTCCGCGCGGCCTACGACGGCCACCAGGTCTATCGCGCCATGATCGCCTTCTGGGGCGACGGCTCCCACCAGATCAACCGGGTCTCCGCGATCACCGGGGCTGCCGACTCCGTGGTGGAGTTCGCCGCGCCCTGGGACCAGCCGATCCTGCCGACGACGCGCGTTCACTGGCTGCTCCGTTCACGGCTGGAGAGCGACACGCTCGATGTTCGTTGGCGCACCGACACCGTTTGCGAGGTCGCCCTGCCGATCCGCTCTCTCTACGCACCGCCGGAGGTCTGACAATGGCGATCCAAGACTACGAGGGGAACCCCTTTCGCGGCCAGCCGGTCGAACTGTACGAGTTCGTCTACGGGACCGAGCCGGGTCAGGTTTACCGCTACACCAACGCCGACGAGGAGATCGTCTGGAACGGTGAACTCTACGCGACCACGCCCATCGACCGCGACAAGATCGAGACGAAGGGCCGGGGCGAAAGCGAAGAGGTCACGGTCCAGGTTCCTCTCTACGCCGAGATCGCGGAACTCTTCCGCGTGTTCCCGCCGGGCCGCGTCGTCCATGTGACGATCCGCCAGGGCCACCTCCCAAACCCGGATGACCCGGCGGAGTTCCTGACCGGGCTCAATTTTCCCGTCGTGTGGGTTGGCCGTGTCCTGGAGAGCCGCCGCGACGGGGCCAACGCCGACCTGACGTGCGACAACAGCCACGCCGGGATGAAGCGGACGGGCCTGCGCCTCCACTTCCAGTACCCGTGCCCGCTTGCCCTCTACTCCGCCCGCTGCGGCGCGGACAAGGAGGCCGCCCGGCGCGCCACCACGGCCACCGTCTCAGGCGTCCAGATGACTTTCGCGGACGGATGGAACGGCGCAGCGGACCCGAGCAGCTATATCGGCGGCCTGGTCGAGTGGGACGGCCCCGAGGGCCGGGAGTACCGGGCGATCTACCGGGTCGTGGACCCCACCACCGTCGTCGTGAACGCTGCTCCGCGCAACTTCATCGACGGCAGCGCGGTCGATGTGTACCTCGGCTGCCCCCATACGCTCGGCGGCTGTCAAGTCCTCCACAACAACGCCGTCAACTACGGCGGTTTCCACCGCATCCCGACGCTGAATCCCGTCGGGAAAAACAACCACTCGTAGGGGGCGAATATGGCGATCAACTTCCTCGCTCAAATCGCAATCGGGGCGGTCATGCAGATCGCCGGCTACCTCATGTACCCGAAGCCGAAGCGGCCCAAGCCGGAGGCGGCGCGGGAGATGGACAAGCAGACGGCGGAGAGCGGAAAGCCGATCCCGGTGATCTTCGGCTCGATGACGATCTCCTCGGCCAACCTCCTCGACGCCGCCGACAAGGAGATCATCACCCGCGAAACCACGGTGAGCAAGAAATGAGCGGGCGGCTGACCATCCAAGACTGCCGGGATGCGGGGTTCTGCATCAACCCGGGCGTGAAAGCGGCCTGCAAGCTGCACGGCATCGACTTCCGGCAACTCGTGAAAGAGGGCGTCCCGCTGGAGCAGGTCGAAAACCTCAACGACATCAACGTCCAACGCGCGGTTGGCATTGCGAAAAACAGGATCGAGAAGAATGGGTAAGAAGAACCAACAGGTCCCCGTCTACGACTACCACTACAGCCTCGACTACGGGCTGTGCCACGGGCCGATTGACCACCTCAACGCCGTCTGGGTCAAGGATAAGCAAATCCTCTGCGACGTGATCGACCGGCGGACGGACTACGAGATTTACCTGCCCGAACTGTTCGGTGGGGACGACGCGGAGGGCGGCGTGGTGGGGACCCTGGAGGTCTACACGGGCGCGCCAGATCAGTACGCCTCGGCGGAACTGGCTTCCCGCTCCGGCAGGACCGTCGGCCAGACGCCCGGATACCGCAACGTGGCGCACCTCTTTTTCCGGGGCCTTCGGGACTCCGCGTCCGAGCAGGCGACCATTGCGGCCCTGGGCGACGGGATTCCCCAGACGATCTTCCGCAAGCGGCTGAAACAGCCGCCCCCGGGCGGCTACCCGTCCGCACAGATCGGTTGGCGGTGGACGACGAACAACCCCTACATGCCCGATATGAAGGCCAACATGACCCGGCTGCCCGGGGCCGCCGATGACCCCTACCGGGCGATCTGGCCGCTCGGCGCGACCTTCGGCTCTTCCTCGGAGGAGGTGACGAACACCGACCCGCAGCCGATCAGCTACTTCCGCGATGACAACGGGGTCGGGGTCGATCCCTTCGCGCCGGGCACGGTGGTTGATTTGTTCGACCAAGGGGCAGACCAGGGGCAGATCGACGCGGGCGAGGTCCTGCTGCGGGTAGACTGGACTCTGATCCTGCGCTCGTGGAACCGTCAGGCGGGCGGCACGGTACGCACCAGCGTCAAGTTCTACAGCCAGAAGCCGACGATCTGGGATCAAGACGAGCATGTCATCGCTCCGCTCGGCGGGGAGAACGGCCTGCGCACTGAGCCGGTCAGCCTGACCTACGACACGCGGGACGGCTGGGAAGGCACGATGCGGACGGAGATCGACCAGTTGACCGTCCCGCCGGGCGCGCGGTTCGCCCAGATCGCGACCAGCTACGACTCGCCTGACGCCTACCGGGTTACGGCGGTCGGCTCGTACACCGTGGCGGTGGGCGTACCGCTGCCCGAACCGGGCGAAGAGCCGCCGCAGTACCTCGTGCCGACCGGCGACCTTCGCGTCATCGCGGCGGGCGAAGTGCCGGTTAGCGCCATCCCGCCTTGGAGCGTTTCGCGGATGGCCTTTGTCGATCTCTACAGCCTCGGGGTTACGCAGGCTGAGATCGACGCGGGCCTGATCCAGGTCGGACAGGTCCAGGTCGTCCGGTTGAACCAAGGCATCCCGGTTATGCAAAATGTCGGGGAGGACAATTTTATTACCGCCGTCTCCAACGACTTTAGGGAAATGCCCGAACACTGGGCTGCCGGTTGGGTGGGCGCGCCGGACGATTGGCCCCCGGGAAGCACTATCAAGTGGGATACCACCGTCGGGGAGATTTTCGTGCCGCTGCGCCGCGTCGCTCCGACCGCCCGAATTGTCGGCTTCCGGGCAGGCTACGTCCCGGCGGTGGGTCTTTCCGTCGATGTCGATATGAGCGCATACCAGGTCGTCCGCGAGGCATACGCGGCGCACTGGTGCTTGCCGGACCAGACCCTCGGGCCGCTGCCGGACGCCAACCCCGCCCACATCATCTATGAGTGCATGACCAACGCCGAGTGGGGCAAGGGAACCCCGGAGGCCCTGATGAACGCCGCATCGTACAACGCGGTCGCGGAGCGCCTTTACAACGAGCGCATGGGCATGAGCATTGGCTGGTTCCAGCAGTCGGACATCGAGTCCTTCATCGGGGATGTGCTGGACCACGTTCAAGCCGTGCATTACTTCGACCCGGGCACCGGGCAGTACAACCTCAAGCTGCTGCGGGACGACTACGACGTGGCCTCCCTCAAGACGCTCGACCCCTCGAATTGCGTGGCGACGAACCGCAAGCGGCGGCTCTGGGGCGAGACGATCAATGAGATCGTGGTCAGCTACACCGACCCGCAGACCGAGAAAGAGGCGACGGTCTCCGCGCAAAACCTCGCCAACATCGCGATCCAAGGCGGCGTGATCTCCGAGACGAGGGACTACCACGGATTCCGCAACCCGAACATCGCGCAGCTTGTGGCGGAGCGCGATGTGGCCGAGGCTGGCTACCCGCTCTTCTCTTGCGAGATCGAGGTGGACCGCTCGGAGTGGGACGCGCGGCCCGGGGACTGCCGGAAGTTCACCTGGCCGGAGGACGGGATCGAGGAGATCGTTATCCGGGTCATGGACGTGGACTACGGCAAGCCGACCGATCGCACTATCAAGCTGGCCGTGACGGAGGACATTTTCAGCATCGACCGCGCTCAGTATGGCGAGCCGCAGCGGTCGGAGTGGTCCAACGCGGTCGAAGCGCCGACGCCGCTGGAGGCCCAGGCCGCGATCACGGTCCCGCTGCCGACGATCCTGCGCGCCGGGGAAACTGTCGAGGATTGGGACGAGAACTATCCGTCCGTCGCGGTCGCACTCTTGGCCGACGACGACGGCCTGCGGCCCAGCAGCATCGTCGTTACCGGCCCCGTGCAGCGGCCCAACGGATCTTCTGGCCGGGAGCAGATCGGTTCCATCGGCGTCACCTTGTCCGGGCGGATCGGCTCGCCGCTGGTGGCCGAGGCAGAGACCCGCCTGCCGCGCAATGTGATCGACGGGATCACCCGGACGGGCGCGCAGGCGGGCGACTTCTTCATGCTTGGCGTCACCAACGCGGATTCCGAACTGGTCATGCTGGACAGCTTGGACGTTGAGTCGGGCGAGTGGGTGGTCGCGCGCGGCATGTGGGACACGACGCCCCGGGCTTGGCCCTCGGGGACCCGGCTCTGGCGGTTCCGGCCCACCCTGTCGAACCTCGACCCCGGGTCACGCGCGGCGGGGGAGACCGTGGAATACCTCCTCCAGCCGGTGACGCAGCTTGGGACGCTTCCACAGTTGGAGGCCGTGCCGCTGGAGGTCACGTTCAACGACCGGCCCTATGCGCCTTTCCGGCCCGCCAACTGCCAACTCGACGGCACGGGCTTCGCCGGGGCGATCTACCGCGAGGAGCCTTTCCCCACCGAGTTCGAGGCGACCTGGGTGACGCGGAACCGCACGACCGAGGACACCGTGGCGCTCCGCTGGACGGAAGCGGACGCGGCCCCGGAGGTCGGGCAGACGACCGTGCTGCGCATCCTCGATAGCGAGGGCGCGGTCCACTCCGAGATCACCGGACTGACCGGAAATTCGCGGACGATCCTGGTCTCCGAGTTGCCGCCGGGCCGGATTGGCTGGATCGAGTTTCTGTCCGAGCGCGACGGTATCCGGTCGGTCTACGGCGCGCGGCTGCCCTTCGACATCCGGCCCCCGGTTGGCTACGGCCTCGCCTACGGCCTGGGCTACGGCGGGGACTCTTAGACGTTCCCAAATTCACCTGAAAACGATACAATTAGCAGAAAGTGGAGAATCAGCACATGAGTTTTACGCGCAAGCACACGGTCAACCAGGGGGCGTACCTCCTGGTGGCCTCTGGCGAAGGGGACGCCTTCGTACAGTTGCAGGACGAGGGGCCGGTCGATGTCTGGTTCGGAACGGTCGATCCCAACGGCCTCGACCCTGTGCCCGACGGGGTTCTGCTCGATGACGGCCACGGCCTGATGGAGATGTCGTTCACCGGCATGGTGGCGGCAGATCGGGTCTACGCCCGTTCCCGGCTGGACGAGGACAACGAGATCGTGGTCCTCGGCTCCGGCACGGACCCGCAAGCCTGATGTTCCGGGCGATCCGCAGGCATCGACGCCGGGGCGTTCTCGCCCGGGCAGCAGCCGCCCCCGCCGCCACCGGCTACGGGCTTAACTACGGTCGCGGCTACGGCGGCTAATCGAAAAGGAATTTCACATGGCAGGCGAACGCACTCTGCCCGGCTTGGGGCTTACCGGCTTCTGGGACCTGGGCGACAACACTTGGAAAACCGGAAACGACGCCAACCTCCGGCTCCTCTCCGTCCTCGTGCAGGGGTCGGTCCTTTCGGTCCAGGCGACCGAGCCGGGCACTCCGGCGGACGGGGAAATCTATATCTCCTCGGGGACCTGGGGCGGCAGTACGGCCAACGACATCGTGGTCCGGGATGACGCAGCTTGGGTTCCGATCACGCCCCAAGAGGGATGGGAGGTGTTCAACAAAGCGACGGGCAAGAAGCTGCGCTTCAACGGCACGGCCTGGATCACCCCGGGCAGCATGGACTTGGTGACGGACGGCGCGGCGGATCGGGTCGTTTCAAATGCCGACCTCGCCGGGAACCGGATCATCGAGCGCAGCAACGCCTCCGCCCAGACCGTCACGGTCAACGCCGGGCTGACCGGGACGGAGCCGGTCACGTTCATCAAGACGGGCGCGGGCGATCTTACGTTCGTCGCGGGCGGCGGAGTCACCATCAACAGCGCGGGCGGGGTTCTCGCCGTCGGCACGACCTACGCCTCGGTAACGCTGATTCCGAAAGGCGGGGATGTCTACCACCTGATCGGCGGTCTGGACGCACCGGCATGATGAGTCCCTGGTTCCAGCCGCTCCTCGGGAGCGTGTCCCGCTTCGCTATCGCGGCCTCCGGTGGCGGGGGCGGCGAGCCGGGGGAGGCTTCTTGGTCCGCAGCCTATGCCGACGGCCCGGTTTTTCCCGACACGATCCCGCGTCCCGTGGTGTGGCTCACTCCGCGCGATGTGGTTCTCAATGGGTCAAACAAGATCACCCAGATCAACAACCGGGGGTCCTCCGGCGCGACCAACCACGCGGCGGCCCTGAGTACAGCGGCAGCCGTGATTGCCCAGCCCTCGGGTTGGGGCGGGCGCGATGCAATCCAGAACATGAACGCCACTTTCGACTTCGGCTCGGCAGACGTGCGGACGATCATCTCCCTGGCAACGTACAAGACCGGCGTTGAGGCCACCTTTGACAACTACGACGGCTTCGTGTCCGGCCCCCTCAACGGCTCGATCCACGAGGCGGAGATCGTGGGCTTCTCGGGCACGAACCGGCTCTTCGGTAAGATGACCAATGTATACATTGACGGCGTGGCACTGGCCGACCCGGATGGTGATGCTGTCCTGCCCATGAACCGGAAAGGTCTCGCTGGGGTGCAGACCGTCGCGGCGGAACCCAGCGTCAAGCAGTCGGGCGCTCTCTTCCGGGACAACTTCAACACGTCTCGGACCTGGGACGGTCTGACGGGCGACATCCTCCTCTTCACGGAGGAACTTACGCCTGCGCAGATTGCCGATGTCCACGCTGCGCTGGACGCCTACTACAGTGCGGCCTAATCCCGGACCCCTCCTAGACCGGAATCACCTATTGGGTTAAAGTTGATCCAATAGGTGATTCCCCTTTGGAGGCCCCGGAATGTTGAAGCTGAACCGCAAGGTGTTCTACGCCGAAGTCCGCCGGGGTCCCTTCCCCGGCAGGCTCACTAGCAGCCAGGTCGAGGGGATGAACGATCTCCTCGACGCCTGGGAAAAGATCGGGACCGACGATCCGCGACATCTCGCCTACACTTTCGCCACCAACTTCCACGAGACCGGCGCGAAGATGCAGCCGGTGCGCGAGGGCTTCAAGTCCTCCGACAAGGCCGCCCGGGCCTACGTCCAGCGCAACTACGGGCACAAGGGCGCAAGTTGGTACTGCTGGCCGCAAGGCCCCTACCAGCACGTCTATTATGGCCGGGGCGATGTCCAACTGACCTGGTACAACAACTACGTCCGCCTGGGTCGCATCCTCGGCCTGCCGCTGGACGAGAAGCCCGACATGATGCTCGACTCCAAGGTCTCCAAGCTGGTGATGATCGAGGGCATGTTGAACGGCGCGTCCAAGGACGGCGATTTCACCGGCAAGGCGCTAGAGGACTATTTCAACGACACGACCGACGACCCGACCGGGGCGCGCCGGATCATCAACGGCACGGACAAGGCGTTCCTGATCGCGGGCTACCACGACGAGTTCCTGGACGCGATTGAGGCGGCCCTAGAGGCGGCCCCCGTGGAGGTCCCGGAGGTCGAGACTCCGACCCTGCCCAAGGCCAACGACCAGACCTCTTGGGGCGGCGTCGTGGCGGTCGTGACGGGCCTGCTGGGGGCCGTCGGCGGCGCTCTGGAGGGCCAACCCCCCGCATTGGTCGGCGCGGTCGTCTCGGGCGTCCTGCTCGGCGGCTTCCTGATCTACCGGGGCCGCCGGAACCTCGTCAAAAACACCGGAGAGTGACATGAAGAAGATCGGCCCCTACGCCCCGACCCTGGCCCGCTACGCGCTGCTGGTGGTCGGGACCAAACTTGCATCTGGCGGCTGGCTGCCGCCGTCCGTCTCGAACGCGATGGTCAATGACCCGGCGGTGATCGAGATGGCGACCGGCCTGATCGTCGGCGCGTCCGCCCTGGTCTGGTTCGCCTACAGCAAGGCAAAGACCGCGATCAAGATGATCTCGGATTTCGAGTTCTGAGGTGGGGTTCGGCACGGTCATCAGTCTGGTCTGGACGGTCCTCGGTCGAGGGCTGTCCGGCGGCGGCCTCGCTGACACAGCGGAGCGGATCGCGGAGCGCCTGGCCGCCCTGCGGGACGCGGAGTCCGAGGTGGAGAAAGCGGAGATCGAGCGCGAGATCGTCCAGCTAAAGGCGATCCGCGATCTCCAGGCCCCCTCTTCCTCGCGGCTCTTCTCGCCTATGATGATCGGGCAATACCTGATCGTGATCCCCTTCGGCCTATGGTGGGCCGCCGTGTTCGCGGTCTCGATCCTCAACAAGAACATCGGCACGGCTTTCGTGATCGACAACATCCCGCCCCATCTGTTCGAGATGGCCGAGTGGCTGATCCCTGTGATCGTGGTTGGCACGATCCTGGAGCGCCGTAAGTGACGGACGGGCAGACCTTCACCCAATGGCTGAATGAGCACAAGGGCCTCGCCGCGCTGGCGGGGGGCTTCGCCTCTATCACGGCGGGCGCGATCTGGTGGCTCGCCAAGGGCGGCCTGGTGGCCCTGACCGTCTCCATGACGGCCCTCAACGACCCGGAGGTCGCCCGCGCCCTCGACGGGCTGCCAGAGTACCACGACCGGATAGAGGCCGAGTTGTCCGAGGTCCGCGCCGGGCAGGCCCTCACGCTGCGCCAGCTTAACCAGATCACCGACGCGCTGGAGACCATGCGAGTCGAGAACGCGGAGATCGTGGAGTGGGCACCGCTGCACAGCCAGAGGCTCACCGACGCGGTGGGCGGCTGCTACCCCGGCCAGAAACGGTGCAGCGCCTTCTTCCGGGGCCGCCGGACTCAGCTTGGCGCGGGCTGCGTCCTGGACATCGCGCGGCCTCGTCTGATCCTGGCCGACGGACGGGAGTTCCCCATCCAGTTCGCGGACGACACGCCGCTGATCCAGCTTACTACGGAGTTCGAGACCATCGAGACCGTGGTGGCGATCCCGAACTTCATCCCGGTCGGCCCGGTGGGCCTGATCGTTCTGACGATCTACGCGGAGTGCCCGTTCGCGGGAGAGGGTAAGACCGTCACCCGCGAAACCTTCCAACTCAAGATCGACATCAAGAAGCGGGCCTGATCGCTCACGCGGCGGCCCGGCTCGCGCGCTTGCTCGCGACGTAGAGTTCCCGCACGGCGCGCTGATGGACTGTAGCGGCCTCGGAGCAGGACATGGCGATCTCCGCGATGGCCGTCATAAACCCGATCTCGTAGGGGCCGGAAACTCGCTCGGGGTCCCGGCTGGCGACCATCACGGCGACGATGCTGGGGTGGCCCGTGTCGCGGAGCATCTTGCAGAAGAGCGACCCGTGGAACCGGCCCCGGCTCTGCACATTCTCGTAGACCCCCGCGCGGCTGCCAGCGCCGAAGTCCAGGGAGCCGTCCGCGCGCTCGACAACGAACGGCAGCCGCAGCGCCGCCTCCCGCAGATCGCCCGAGAAGGTGTACCCGACCGTCAGGCGCAGCAGAGGGTGGCCGCAGTTGCAATGCTGGAGGATGTCCCCGAGTTCAAAGGCGGTCCCGGCCAGCACGTCCTCGTGCCCGGGCCGCGCCTCCGCCCGGCGCACGGCCTCGCAGAAGTGGAACAGCATGTGGGCCGCGTCGTACTCCCGCATCAAGTGCAGCATCCAGGCTGTGAACATGCGGCCCTGCTCGATGTCGCGAGCGCGGTTGCCGGTCGGCGTCACGTCCCAGAGGTTCAATGTGCCGTCGGCCTTCTCGGACACGAAGGGCAGGCGAAGAAGTGCGGTTCTCAGGTCGGGCATTATTCGGTTCTCCGGGTATATCGCAGCCTTGACGCGGGAATGAATCGCGCTAGGGCCGCCTCAATGCTGGTGTTCTAGGGGGTTGTAAAGGCGCACTGGTTACAAACTGGCGCGAGAACGCTCAGAGCAGCAGGGACTCGATCCTGCGGCGAAGTTCCGCTTCAACCTCAAGCGGAGTGGCGGCCATTTGGCGCGCCGTGATCCGGCGGGGCATCGGAAGGTTCGGCCACTCACCGGCCTCGGGCGCGATAAGCTGGGCCTTCTCGCTCGCGGCGGCGGTCATGTCGTAGAACTTGACCACGCCGGGCAGCGTCTCGGGCAGCCCGAACTTCTGGGCCACGGCGCGCCACCAGACCTTTTCCAGAGCCTTGTACTCGGGGAGGTGGCGTTTCATCGGCGCGATCATGTCGCGCATCATGTACTCCGGGGCGTCGTGCAGCAGGATCATCAGGCGGATTTCCCGCGAGGTCACGCCGTCCGTTTCCGCCGTGTCGTCCATGAAAAGGGTGTGCTGGCCCACCGTCCAGGGGATCAGCGTGGCGGCCCCGCCGTAGCGCGGCTCGCGCGAAAGGCCGACCGTGATGTCCCGGAGAATGATGTCCTCGGGATCGGGATTCAGCACGTCGATCATGCGGCTGCCGGTCCAGGCCCGCTCGGGCCGCAAGGCGAGGTTGGTGTTCGTCTGCATGTGTCGCTCCTGTATTCAGTCTGCCGCCCGGTCAGGCCAGCAGCGCCTCAATGTCGTCGCTCGGGCACGGCCCCAGCAGGTCCGCCAGGCTGGCGTCCTCCGCGCTGGCGTCCTCCGCGCTGGGCTGCTCTGCCGTCTCCAAGGTGGTTCCGATGCGCCGGGCGGCGCACTCGGCGTAGTTCGCGGCCAACTCGATCCCGATGAAGCCGCGCCCGGACTCCCGGGCCGCCACGCCGGTCGCGCCCGTCCCCATGAAGGGGTCCAGGACGATCTCGCCGGGCTGCGTCGAGTTCTCGATGTAGGTCAGCATGAGATTGACCGGCTTCTCGGTCGGGTGGCTCTTGGGACTGCTCACGTTGTCCCAATCGAGCGGCCAGCCGAACTCTTCCGCGAGCGGCGTGGCGTGGTAGCCCATCGAGTCGTCGTCCAGCCAGAGCGCCGGATCGTCCAGTGGGTGCGGCTCTACGCTGATCGTGGAGCGTGTGCCCCGGTTGTTGATCGAGAAGGCCCGCCCCTTCCGGGCGAAGAGCGTCAACTCGGTATCCTTCATGTACCAGCGGTTCGGGGTCGCGTTGTTCTTCCGCCAGAAAAGCAGGTTATGGACGCGGAACCCGGCGCGGGCGAGATCGCCCAGGATGTCCTTCTCGACCAGATTCAGCACGTTGGTCATCAGGTAGACATGGGCGTCGTCGCGGAGGACGCGGTGGACCTCCGGCAGGTAGGCGGCGGGCCGGATCGAGTTATGCTCGAAAATCTTGCCGTCGTTCTTTGTGAGGATTCCGCGCGGGCGCTGGTGCGGCCCTTTCCGGTCGGCGTTCGAGCCGCCGGAGATCGTGGGGTAGGGGGGATCGAATACCGCTGCGTCAACCGACCCGGCGGGCAGGGATTGAAGGGCGGCGATGGCGTCTCCGCAGATCAGACGTGAACTTTTTTCATCCATCTGTGAAACTTTCCCCCGCTCCGCTTCGTTGGCTCTACCCGTTAATTTCACCTTCTGGATTCAAATTCAACCAAAAATTCCTACAACCTCGGATTATTTTCGATTGACTTGAATCGGATCAGATCAACGTCTCCACCGTAGCCCCTTTCCAACCGTTCTCCGCGCTGTACGTCTCCACCGAAAGGCTGCGCCCGGAGCGGTAAGCCTTCTGCTGGTGGTAGTCGTCGCGGGGAACCGGAGTCTCGTGGGTCTGCCAACGAGCGCCGCCCTCTTCCCCGGCGGACTTGGTGAGGTGGTGGATGTGAAACCCATGGGCGTACCGAACCTTGGTACGTCCCCACATCTCGGCCCGGTCGGCAGCCATGACGCCGGGCATGTCGTTGATCTTCGTCTCGTGGCCGTGGGTCGCGGCGAGCATGGTGACGCCAAATTCGTAGAACCAGAATACCGACGGGTCAATGTCAACCGTCACGCGAGGCTCATTTCGGAACCAGGCCCGCAGGAAATGGGCAATCGCGATGGCGCTGTCCGGGTCGTGATTCCCCTCCAGGATGCGGACGACGACCCGCTTGTACTTCTGGAGCGCCAGTTCGACGTGGTAGACCATGAGCAGTTCCGCCTCGGCCAGCACCGTCGAGTAGTCCTCCGCGCCGTCGAGGCTGTGGCCGTGGCCGCGCGTCTTTTTCATCGAGTCGTCAAAGTGGAGGAGATCGCCGCCGCCCAGGATCACGCCGGTCTCGGCCCGGGGCGACCGCTCGACCAGGGACCGGAAGAGGCGCTTGTAGGTGCTGACCGCCGCCCCAAGGCTCCAGTCCAACTCGGCGCGGACCTTGCTCGTGTGGAGGCCGATGTGGAGGTCGGGAAGGAGATGGAGGTTGAGCAGGGAGGGGTCTAGGGCGCTGGCTCCGCCCACCGGGGGGTAGAGGGGCGCGGCGGGGCCTGCGTAGGTCTCAGCGGCCCTCTGAGCGGCCTCGTGGATCACCTCGTCGGATCGCTCGCCCTCCGCCGTCTTGACCCACTTCTGGAGTACGTTGCCGTCGGCATCGACAAGCGCGGATTCCCCTTTGACCCGGTGGCCGTCGGGGACCTCGAACGGATCGTCGGAAGTGGCGCGGCCCGTCTTGACGCTGGTGGCCTTGAGCCTACCGTGTTGATCGTACTGCCGCGTCAGGGCCTTGAGTTCCTGCCCGTGGGGGACGCCGCCCGGGAGGATGGACCCGAGATCGCGGAGGAAGTATTTGAGGAGCCGGTTCGTCATCGTCCGCCGGTTGATCCCCAGCAGCTTCGCGGCCTTCGCCTCGTCGTAGGCCCCGACCGCTTGGTAGGTCTGGTAAGCCTGGATGCACTGACGGTCGAACTCGGTCAGTACGCGGGCGGAATCTTCGCTCATGTATGCGCTCCTCGCAGAACGCTCCTCACGGCAATCATACACCAAAAGGTGAATAGTTTAATCTCGGTTGAACCTTTTGTCATGCCCCTTCATGCGGCCCTCTTTCAGGCCGCGTATTGTCCGCCGCAGGTTGGCATCACTCCGGCGGTTCTGCTTGCCGCCCAGGGACAGGGCGAACACGCAGTCGCGCCCGAGCATGAAGTGGACATGCTTCTTGTTGAACTCGACCTTCACCGGCAGCCCGGCGGCCTCGAACTGTTTCACGGCCTCGCGGTGGGCCTGGCTGAGTTTCCCCATGGTCAATCTCCCAATTCTCGATCTGTTCGCGGTCAAGCATCTTCGATGCTCCCCATCTCATTGCGCAGCCTCTCCCTGGCCGCGCGGACTTGTTCCGGTGTGATCGCCTCCATCTCCTCCTGGAACTTGGCGATTGCGACGGCCTGGTCGTAATCCGGGACGCCCATGATCTTGCCGCCTGACTCAAGATCGGTGAACGACCACTCCAGCTTGCGGCGGAACACCCCCACCGGCAGCGTCGAGCCGTCGGCAATGGTGGCCTCGATGACCCGCGCCCGGACAGGCAGCGGCCCGGCGTTGGTGATGATCTTGATGTCCTCGAACCGCCAAGGCACGGTCAGTACCCCGACCGGGGCCGCCCCTCGGCCTCCCACTTCGCCCGGGCGGCCTGCATCTGGTGGAAGAACTCCGCGTCGGCGCGGCACGGCTCGTTGAAGAGGACCACGCGGCCCTTGAATACGATGGTCACGACAGAAGGTCCTCCAGGTCTAGGTCAGCTTCGGGGCCGCGCGGGCGGTCCCGCCGGATCGCCTGCTCCTCGGCGGTGATCTCGGCTTGGCTCGGGCCGCCGCTCGGGCGGAAGAAGGACTCGATGGCGGCTTGGATCGCGGCGACCGGGTTGGCGCGGACGCCCACGCCCCAGAGTTTCGTCCGGTCCTGGCCGCGCACGATGGCTTGGAAGGAGGCTGGGGTTTTGAGGTCGTCCTTGTACCGGCTGACCCGGATCACGATCTCGTCGGCTCCGTCCTCGAACGGCCAGGCGTCGGCGTCTCCGAGGTTCTTAGTGGGCAAGGGTGAGTGGGGCATCATCGGCATCCTCTTGGATGGGCCAGCGCCGCGCCGCGCAGATCGCGCGAACGTCGTCAGCGTCTAGCTTGGTGGCGGCGGAAAGTTCCTCGGCGGTACACTCCCAGGCGACCGAACGGCCCTCCCTCCAGATCGTGAACGCTTCGGCGTGGCGGCGGATTTCCTCCGGGGTCTGCATCAGTTCTGTTCTCCCTGCTGGCGCTCCTTGGCGCGCCGGGCGACCTTCTCCACGAGGGCAAACACGCTCTGAAAGCGGTCGTGGTATCGGATCGCGAATTTGGAATGGAACGGCTTTTCGAGGCCGTAGAAGGGGGCCTCTGTCTCGACGGCCTCCACCTCGTAGCTGCCCTCGCCGCTGCATGTGCGGCCCGGCTTGACCTTCGCCCCGGCAATGAGGCGTCCGTCCATTCTGATCTCAATCGTCAGCATGGATTCCTTTCTGCCCAAAGAGGGCGCGTCGGATTGTGGGGGATTGGCTGGTGATGGGGGCCAGGCAGGCCCCCATCCAGATCGCCGCGTAAAGCTGTGCAAAGGCGAGCGGGTTCACTCCCCTGCCTCCCGGGCATCGGCTGGCAGCATCTCCAGCTTGCTCTCAACCCATGCGTCGATGTCGTCATAGCCTGCGAGGTGGACCCCCAGAGAGGCGCACCGCCGGACTTGGAGGTCGATGCGACGGAATTGGGTGCGCAGGGCTAGGCGGCGCAGAGCGGCGCGGTCCTCCACGGTCATCTGCTCGTGGTAGTACCGCCCGCTCATGGTCGCGCCGAACCCGTCACGGCAAACCGTGTCGCGGGCATCCCGCTCCATCTCCTCAATCGAGGCAAGGGCGCGCGAGATGTCGGGCAGATCGACAGGCTGAACTGCGGTATCCGCCATCACATGCCCAACGCTTCGCGGTACATCTGCAACACGGCTTCCTCTTCGGAGAGGTCGTCCTTGTCGCGCTTGCGCTCGGCAATGATCTTGCGCATGGCCTTGACCTCGTACCCACGCGCCTTGGCCTCTGCGAACACCTCTTTGGTCTGTTCCGCGATGTCCTTCTTCTCTGCCTCCAGGCGCTCGATGCGCTCGATGAACTGGCGGAGTTCGTTGGCCGTCACCCGGTAGGTTGCATCGCCGGAGTTGTGGCCGGGGCCGGGGGCTTCGCCCAGCAGGTCCTCAGAGTCGCTCATGCCGACGCCCCCGCTTCCTGCATCGCGCCCTCGAACTTCTGCATCGCCTGCTCGAAAGTGTAGACCTCGACGCCTGCCGGGATTCCGGTGCTATGCACGTCGGGGTGGCTGGTCAGGTGGAGCGTGTCGTCGTAGATCGTTCGGAGCGGGTGCCAGTCGTCCTCGATGAAGGTGCATCCGAAAGTCTTGCGGAGGACTTCGGCGTTGCGGGTCTTACCGCAGCCTTGGGGTCCGTGGACGATTACCTCGGTCATGCGAACGCCCTCTTGGTCAGGGCCTCGACGCGGGTGGCGGGGCGTTTGCGGTGGAACTCGGGGTTCTTGCGGCTGGTGGGCGCGATGCGGAAGCCCCGGGGGTGGCCGAGGTGATTCACGCCTGCCGCCTGCTGCATCGCCATGTGGTGCAGGGCGCGCTGGAGGGCGGCCTGCTGGCTGCCGTCGTCCTTGCCGAGCCGCAGCGGCAGCTTGATCGCCCCGACCCCGACCTGGGCTTTGCGGGTCGGCTTGAAGAGCCGCTTGAGGCGTTTGCCGACAGCGCCTTTCGGCAGCGACAGCATCGGCTCGTTCTCCGTGATCTTTTCCATGTGTTCTTCCTCTTTTGGGTGAAACTCAGTCCGCAGAAACGCGGTCCTGCTCGTCCTCGAAGGCGTCGTAGGCAATCGAGACGAGGAAATCGGAGACGGATACGCCCTCCGGCTTGCTGGACCCGATCCACTCTTGGAACTCTTTGCTCTGCGCCCGAAGGGCCTCCCTCATGCTGCCGATTGGCCCGATCTTCGGGACGCCCTTCGCGAGGGAAACCCACAGCTTGCGGAGTTCGGGATTCGCCCGGATCATCTCCCGGACACGTCGGTTGCGCAGGCCGACTTCATCCGCGATGTCCTGGATTTTGTGCCGTGCAGACAGCCGGGCCGCGATCACCTCCTCGATCTGGGTGCGCTCCTCGGGAGAGAGGATTCGACGGGAAGGGATCGTTGTTGGCTTGGTCATTCTTGGTTCCTCCGGCTGTCTGCTCTGGGCTGCCCCGTGGTCCTCTTCCTAGACGACCGATTCACCGACTGTCAACCGAAAGAGGAATATCCAACCTTAAAAGTTATTTCACCCGAAACGAGAAAAAGTGTTGACCATTGGGGCAAATGCCCCTAAGTGTCACCCTAAGACACGGGACGACAAGAGGCGACATGCTATGACAAACGAGGAACTGAGGGAGGCCCGCGAGACGCTGCGCCTTTCGCCAGCCGAGGCTGCCGACCTCTTGGAGGTGGACGTGTCGAGCGTATACCGCTGGGAGCGAGACCCTGCAAAGAAAACCTACCGCGCCGCGCCCGCCCGGGTGGCCCGTCTCTACGCGGCCTACCTCGCGGGCTACCGGCCCGACGACTGGCCCGAGCGCCTGGAAGGGATCGAGGATCGGATCGCGGAGATCAACGAGGTGAGGACATGAGAGACATGCGGACCATCAAGGTCGAGTTGGGCGAGGACTCCGTCCTGACCCTCGGCCTCTATTACGAGGGCGACGAGGAGATCGTGGAGTTCGGATACGCCCGATCCGCGCCCGGCAGCGACCACCCGGGGGACGACTACCGCGCCGAGCGGCAGCCGGGCGAGGAGCCGGATTGGCGGCTGCGCTTCTGGGTCTACCCCCAGACGCAGGGCAGGCTGTCCAAGGCGCGCCACACGACGCCGGGGGCGGTGATCGCCGGAAAGATCGGCGCGGCGCGCAAGGCCAAGGTCGATAAGATCAACGAGGCGATCTACGCCGAGTGGCCGCACCTCCGACCCACCGGCTGAGAATCAACCCGGGCGGCGGGACTATCTGCTCGCCCGCAATGTCAACCAAAAAGTTAAAACGATCAGAAAAGAGGAAAACGAGATGTCCGAGCCTGACCAAGAGCGCAAGTTCTACGAATTGCCCAGGGTGGAGGAGCGCCGCCCCTACGAGCAGCCCGCGCGGCACGACCTGGAGGAGCGCCGCCCCTACGAGGCCCCCGACAAAGATGACCGAACTTGCGAAGTATGTGACGGCGGCCCGGGCAACGACGGGCCTTGCCTCTGCGGAATGGAGGCTTACCCGGCCAACGAGGACGCCGCGCCGAGCGAAGCCGCGCCCATGCCGCGCCTCGTGCCGGGTGAGTACGGCGGGATCGCGGAGTTCGACGCGGAGGCCCGGCAATGGGGCTTTGACCCGGTGGTGACTGGCCCGGCCTGCTGCGATGACCAGTTCCAGATGACCGAAAAGATGCACCTCGGACTCCAGATGGCCGTCCTCGCCAGCCACTCGGCCAGCTACTACAAGGGCTGGTGGCACGACAAGGAAACCGGGGAGGTCCTGTCCCAGGCGTACCACGTCCCGATCAAGCTGATGCTCACGGTCTCGGAGATCGTGGAGGCCATGGAGGGCGACCGGAAGGGCCTCATGGACGACAAGCTGCCGCATCGTCCGGCAATCGAGGTGGAACTAGCCGACGCGCTGATCCGCATTTGCGATCTCGCGGGGGCGCTCAACGTCGATCTGCCCGGGGCGGTGGTCGAGAAGATGGCCTACAACCGCGACCGTCCCGACCATAAGGCCGAGAACCGGGCCGCAGCGGGCGGGAAGGCGTACTGATGTCCGCCTACCTGGACGACCTCTCACCGGCCCCCGGGTCGCTTGTCCGCTGCAAGGCCGACATCACGGGGACCGGATTCACCCCCGGCCAGACCTACGAAGTTCTGCCGGGATTCCAACTGACCAATGACCGAGGGCAGATCGTGATCCCCTCGGCCCGTTTTGAGGAGATCGCGCCATGAAGCGGATCGAACTTCAAACGATGCTGGACGGCTCAACCCCGGAGCGCCCCTTCTTCCTGCTGCCGTTCTACGCGGATCGGCTGGTGCTGCGGGTGGCCGATCCCGACGATTGGTGCGTCATCGCGCCAAGCCGCCGCCTGGTCAACCTGATGGCACATCCCGACCGGAACCCCTCGGGTCTGCCGGTCAGCACCAACCACTATGCGGTGAAGAACGGGCTGCCGCGCCCGAACGTGGTGGTCCTCGGGATCGAGGGGATCGGCAGCTTTGGCAGCAAGGCGCACCGCATGATCCGGGGGACGCAATGGCCCCGGAACGCGCGCCGGGCGATTGTCGTCTACGACCAGGTTCCGCCGCCTCTCAAGCTGTTCCCGACGGCCTCGGCGCTGGGCCAGGCCCGGCGGGTCTATGGCGACTACGAGCGGTTCTTGATCGACCACTTCCACGTCTTGAACAAGCCGGGCTTCGGCGTCATCCCCAAGACCCCGAAACCGGGAAAGGCGGCGGCGGCGAAGATCCACTTTTTCAGGATGTGCGACCGGCGCTTTGATGACTACCAGCCCGAGTTCGCCAGGCGGCCCGCTGGGCGGTACAACATGGAGGCTTACCCCAAATGAACCGCAACAAGCAGATCGTCTTGCTCCAGGCGGACTACGAAGAGCAGCGAGAGGTCATTCGGCTTCGCAGGCAGCGGGCCGAGGTGCTGCTGCCGGACGCCTTCATTCCGGGCAAGGGCGGGCGGCAGGGCTGGCTTTGGGTGTTCGCCCGCCGGGTCCGAGCCATGTACGCGGTCTGGCGCTGCTGGACGGCCAAGGCCGAGGCGGCGCGGCGGTTCCGCTTGATCGAGGCGGCCAAGCGCGCGGCCTGGGACGAGAGGGCGGGCTGATGTGCGATGACCAAGAGACCTGGGACGCGGTGATCGACGGCCTGCGGGGGACCTGCAACTCCCTCGACAGCGAGTGTGAGACGCACGGCGCGCCCGACCTGGTGGACCATATGCCGTTCCTGGAACACCTCGACCAAGAGATTTTTGCCTGCACCGCCTGCGGCTGGTGGTGCGGCATTGACGAAGAGGTCAGCGAGGAGATCGGCCACGACGAACTGATCTGCCGCGACTGCGCACAAGAGGAGCATGACTGATGGCTATCGAGAAGTACCCCACGCCCCTAGAGGCCCTGCGACGGCTCAAGTACGACGCCCGCGAGGAGGCGATCCAGGCCGCCACTAAGGCCGCCATAGCCGGGATGCAGGTGATGCCCTCGCCCCACCTCAAGGGCAACGCCTCGGCGCTCCTCGTGAGCGAGGAGGTCTACCAGGAACTCCGCCGCCGCGCACAGAAGGAGCAGCCCGCATGACGACGCATGTGTCAATCTTCAAGCGCCCCGGGCCGATCTCGTGGGACTCCTGCACGATGGACCGCTACGAGACCAACAACGGCATTGTGCTGCGCTACGATCCGCACAGGGACCACCGGAACGGCGAGGTGCTGTTCTTCCTGGACGGGCTGGACCTGGGCCTCGCGACGACCGACGGGCCGGAGATCGCCCTGCCGCGAGCGGAGCCGATTTTCCGCGCCCTGCTCGAAACCCACAACAAGGCGCTGACCTGGGGTCAGGAGATGGGGCGCGCTCACGCCCAGCAAGAGATGCAGGCGGCCCTCGGGCTGCGCTGAGAAACGAGAAGGAAAAGACGATGAGCCTATCGACCGAGTACCGGGGCTACACCATCAGCTACGGCGAGAATACCGACCAATGGGGCTGCTTCGATTGCGGCGTGACTGCGCCGACCTTGAGCGCGGCAAAGGCGAAGATCGACGCGCTGCACCTCAAGCTGCGGAAGGAGTCCGCGTTCGAGGGGTACGAGATCATGGCAGACGAGGGGCGCGAGGCGATGAAGGTCCGCGCCGTCCCGACCAAGCTGATCGAGTACCTTGGCCGCAAAGAGCAGCGCCATTGGTCCAGCGGCAAGATCGCTTTCCTCGGCCACCGGGTCGCCTCGATGGCGAAGCGCAGCGCCAACGGCAGGGCGTCCCGGCGGGAGACGATGCTGGACTACATCGCGCCCATCACGCCCGAGGTACACGCCGCCATTGCCGAGGCGAACCGGCTGGGGGCTATTGCGTTCGCGGCAAAGCAAGAGTTCCACCAGGCGGTCGATGCGATCCCGCGCGCTCAGATCGAGGACATCGCCGGGCTTGTAGAGGCCAGCGATCACAAGTTCGAGGAGGGCGAGGCGTGAGCGCGGAATCGAAGCAGCCCGAGGTCGCCGTGATCGGCGCGGAGTTCCGCCCTTCGGACACCTGGCGTTGCCAGTGCGGCAAGGAGCATGGTTTCTCCTTCTACGCGGCGGTCCACTGGTCGGACGAACTGACCCACACTTGCGGGTGTGGGCGTTCTCGGACCTTCCTGGACGGCGAAGTGGTCGAGGACGGGCAGCCGTGAGGACCGGCCAGCGCCACAAAGTTGCCCAGAAATCCAAATACAGAATCGACGGAGGAAAATCGAAATGAGCCGATGGAGCAGCAGCGGATCGAAAAGTCATCACGTCGCGCGTCTTGGGTGGGATTGGTATCGCCTCTCTTGGACGGTGGACCGCTACACGAAGAACGGGCGGATTCGCCTGCCGACCCGGTACAGCCGGGACACCGACGAGAAGGGGGCCGCGAGGTTCTGCAAGAAATGGGGCTGCCGGATGCCGCCCGAGCCGGAGAGGAAAAGCTGACATGCACCCAATCACGCAAACGATCCTGGCCGCCGGGGTTCTCGCCCTGGTCGGCATGGGCGGCTACGCAATGGTCTACGGCGTCCCGGAATACGAGGAGCCGCCGACCGCGCTGGACGAGTTGAAGGCGGCTAACAAGAGCGCCGACAAGACCCTTTGCGAGTTCACGTTGTCGAGGCCGCTGTCCGCTTACAACGACAAGGGCAAGGCGGATTGGTTCGAGTGCCGCCGCAAGTACCCTGATCTCTAGTCCGCGGACTCCCCGATCCCCCACCGGCTCGGCTCTTTCGGCAGCCTCGTGATCTGCGGCCAGGTCGCCCCGCAATCGCTGCATCGAGCGCGGCGGGAGAACTCCGGCTCTGTGATCTGCGGCGGCAACTCCTCGGGCCGCACAACCGACCGGCGAGGGCAGCGCCAGCACTGGACTTCGATGTGAGTGGTGGACGGGTAGAAGAGCGGATCGGCCATGCACCTTGCTACCGCCGCGCCGGGCGGCCACGCAAGACGAGGACCGGGCAGGGGTCCAAAGTTGTCGAGACGAGGACCGGCCAGATGTGCAAAGTTGCACACGAGGACCGGCTAGACCTGCAAAGTTGCACATAAGAAAAGGGGTCGGCCTGGCGGTCGGCCCCTTCGTCGTCTGGCGGTCTCCCACGCGCGCACATGCCTGCCTGCGCCCCTACGCGCGCGCCTGCCTGCGCCTGCGCACCCGCGCCCCCGCGCACCTGGACGCCGCCCGGGCGCGGGTTCCACAACTGGCGCAAAATTCACCCAGAAAATAAATTCCACAAAAGGTTGACCCGTTGGGGCAATTGCTCCAAATGTTGCCCCAGATGAAACGCCAACGGAGATTCGCCAAATGAGCATGACCAAGAAAACAGCCCGCGCCTTCGAGCGCCTGGCGGAGTCCCTGATTGTTCCCGTCTTGGGGCCGGGGGCGGAGTACCTGGACACCGGACTCGCGTGGTCCTTCCCCTACGCCGACCGGGGCAACGTGTCCTTGCACCTGTTCCGCGATAGCTTCGACAAGGGGCGCGTCTACCGTTCAAGCTGGCTGGCCTGCCGCTGGAATTGGGACGGCAAAGTCGGCCCCGACCGCTACACCCTGCCGCGCGCCGACGTGCCCGGCGGCTGGCCCGGCGTGTTCACCTACCCAAGCGGAAAGGCGAATTATCACCCCTTTGACGAACTGGACCCCGAGGCATGGCGGCGGGAATTGGCGCTGCACCTCTATTCAATCGCCGCGCCTGACTCGAAAGAGCGCGAGGGCTTCGGGGCGATCCAGTTTGAACCCAAGGCCCCGGCGGTTTGCCACGCCTAACCTTCAACCGAAAAGGAAGATTTCCCCATGGTACAGATTGACCGCTTCGACATCTCGCCCGACGACCCGGCCACCTTCGGCCCCTTCACCGTCACCCTTGCCCACGACCTAAGCCCGGAAAACCCGTGGGAGGCGTGGCACGCCCAAACCCCCGTAATTTACACCGGGGGCAGCGACGGGCTGACCGTCCACGACTCCGGGGATGACCTGTTGTCGTTCTTCTCGCACGTCTCGCCCGCGTGGGTTTCCCGCCACTGGCGCAAGCTGGCCGCGATCCTGGACGAGACAGAAGAGGACGCCGACCGCATGGCCCGGGAATACGCCGCCGACGTGTCAACCGACATGGGCGACGCCCGGCTGGAGGTCTACCGGGAAAGCTGGGACTCCTATGTCCGTTACTCCGGTTACACCGTGCGAGTCCTCGAAAAGCTGGAGTCGCTCTACAAGCTGGCCGGTTGGCCGGTCCTTCGCAAAACCGTTTGCGGCTATTCCCAAAGCGATTGGGCCGACGTGCTGCTAGTCGCCACGCCCGCCCATGCCGCGCGGTGCGGCTATGACTTCGCCGCGCCCGGCTTCGACATGGCCGAAAGCCTCAAGGGTGACGCGGAGTTGTTGCGCTCGTGGATGTTTGGCGACGTGTACGGCTACACGGTCGAAGGCCCGGACGGCGAGACCGTGGACTCCTGTTGGGGCTTCTATGGCTGCTATTTTGACGGCGACCCGGCGGGCGGCGGCTACGTCCTAGAGCAGGCGGCGGAGGCCGTCGAGCAAGGCGCGAAGGACTGGCACGAGAAGGCCGCCGCCCAAGAGGCCGAGGCCCGGGCCGCCTTCCTGCAAACCCGCGCCGAGTGGAAAGAGGCCCGGCGGCACGTCACCGCCGCGCCCGGGGCCTTGTGCGCCGCCCTTGGCCGTGAATTGCGCCGCATGGCGCGCGAGTGGAAAGAGGCCCGCAAGCTGCGCCGCGACTGCGCCGCGATCCTGGCCGCCTGACCTATCCCCAAACCTTCAACCGAAAAGGAATATTTCACCATGACAACCGAGACCGAAAGCACCGAACGCCGCGCCCGGCTGGCGCTGCATGACCTGGCCGACGTGCTGGCCGAACACCTGACAAAGGAGTCCGGCGAAGAGTGGACCGCCGGGCGGGTGGACTACCTGCGCGAGGACTGCCGCGACAAGGACCGCCAAGGCCGGGCCGCGGTCACCGGGGCCAACTTCACCCGGGCGCGCGACGGCTTCACCCTGCGCCTTTGGCCCTCGAACTATTACAACGAAAAGGACAAGGGCGGCGCGGGCATTGAGTGGCCGCAAGACCTGGCCCCGGGCCACGCGGCGCGCACCGTCTACCGGCAGGCCCCCGGCGTGGATTATCACGCGGCAGAGCCGGGAATCGCCTTCACCGTTGAGAAGGCCAAGCCCGCGACCCTCGCCCGCCGGATGCTTAGGGAGTTGACCGGGCCGGAGTATGACCGGGCCTTTGCCGCGCTCGTGGAGAAATTCGACGCGGAAGAGGCCGCCCGCGAGAAGGGCGAGGAATGGGCCGCGAAGGTCCGGGAGGCCGCCGGGGTCAAGTCGGTTGGCCTCGCCTCTGAAAGGTATTGGGGCCGCCCCCTCAACGGCGCACGGGTGGCCGTGGGCCGGGAGTCGCAGCATGGCCCCGGCGGCGTGTTGGCGATCCAGCTTCCCGACGACCCCGACGCGGCGGCCCTCATGGCGGCAGCCCTGCGGGCCGTGGGGGAGGAAGGATACAAGCGCGGAATTGGCGTGGCCGTCCTGGACTTCGACGGGGCCGACGACGTGGCCGCCCGGCTGGATGCAATGGCCGTACATGCCGCCGAAAACTTGGGCGCGCACGATTGGACTCTGTTCGCGGGGGGCCTTGACGATGCTTGATGATGTGAGAGTCACCGAACTGGACGGAGGCCGGGCAGAGGTCCGACTCCGGGATACCGTGGCGACGGTTCAACCGAACCCGCACAAGCTGGAGGCCGAAAGGGCGCTAGAGCGCGCCTTGCGGGTGGAGGCCATGGCCCGCCCGGGTCCCGACCTGGAGCGCGCCAAAGAGGCCCGATATAGGGCGCAGCAATGGGCGCGCAGCCATGATGCGTGGACCTACACGACCGGCCACGGGGAGACCTTCTCGCACCCCGACCGGCGCGGCGCGCTGCACATGGCCCGCAAGTGGTTTGTAGAGGCCGGAATCGTGCTCGTGCCCTTCGACCACTCGCACATGAACCCGGGCGACCGGCTGCGCGCCGTCAAGCTGCAAGAGGCCCGCGACCTGATAGCCGGGCCGCGTTGGGGCGATTATGTCCAGTTGCCCGGGCACGTCCGCGCCGTGTCGCGTATCTGCGGCATTTCCCACGACGACGCGCGTTTCGGCCTGACCGGCGGCGGGTCCTTCAGCCTGCCGGGGGACGCGGCGCAACTGACGCCCCATTGGGAGTCCTACTCCGGCGCGCTCGATTGGGACTCGGCCTACCGGCTGGACGACCTGGAGGACGCCGGGCGGCATGAAATGGGCCGTTTCTGGTTCTTCTCGGGCGGCGTCATGGCGGCACACGGCGGCGTTGACGTGGCTTTGCCCTGCCGGGTGTACCTGCTGAAAGGGGGCCGGGCGTGAGGGCGGCGGAGAAGCCCGCCACGGCCCCGCCCTTGTCCGTCCGGGTCTACCTGGCCGCCCTGGCCTCTAGGCCGCCCCCACGGCCCCCACAACGGCCCGGGGCAGGGGGCGCGCCATGGTAGCTTGGACTCTCATTATGGCGGGCCTGGGGGCCGCCACGGGCGACCCGGCGGGCGCGCTTATCGCCTTCGGGGCGTGGTCCTTGGGGGCGGCCTTCCTGGACTAGGGGGATAATTCCACAAAAGGTTGACAGATTGGGGCATATGCCCTAATTCAGGAATCAGCGACAACGAAACCCGAGAGGATGACCCATGGACAACCTGAACGAAGCCCGCGCCCGCGCTTATGCCGAAGTTATGCGCGAGAAAGGCCCTTGCTGCTTTGTGGCCGTGATGCACGACCACGAGGCGCACGACGGGCAAACCCGCTCTTGCTTGGGCGTGGCCGTGGCGAACGAACCGGGTTACTACCCCGTTCCGCAATTCTACTTCTACGCCGACCGGCACGAGGACGCGGAGACCAAGGCCGACGCGCTCAACCTCGAACTGCTGGAGGTTGACCCGGCTTTGGCCTTCGCGATTCAGGCGTCCACCATGGGCGGGCGGCCCTGCGTCGCGGCCTGACCGGGGCCGGGCAGCCCCCGGCCTTCCCCCTTTCCTGACCTTCACCCAATAGAGGAAAAATCACCATGAAAACGGTTGCTTTCACCCTGACAATCTTTAGCGGCGATGCGGCCTTGTCCGATGATCCCGCGCACGAGTTGGCCCGCATCCTGCGCGACACGGCGGAGGCGGTCGCGGCCAACGGCGGCGAGTCCTTCACGCGCGATCTTCGCGACTACAACGGACGCAAGGTTGGCGCGTTCACACTTGAGATTGAGACCCCGGAACCCGAGCCGGTTTTTGTTGTCCGGGACGCGGACGGCGACACCGCCGCCGGGCCGTTCGAGACCGTCGAAGATGCGCGGGAGTCGGCTTACGAACTGCGCAAGGAACAGCTTGACGAACTGTACGAGGGCGACCCGGCGGGCCGCGAATTGGCCGCGTTCAACGACTCGCCGTTCACGGTCACAGCCGCGCCGCGCAACCTCTGCCCCTACTGCGAGAACGAGCGGCCCGGCGAGAACCCGGCGGGGGAAAATGTTTGTTGCAATGTGGCATGGTCGAAAGGGGGTGACGCATGACCCGGGCCGCCTTTGTCACCGTCAACACATGCGGCGAGCCGGAGGGCCACGAGACTCCCGAGTCCGCCGTTGCAAAGCACCTGCACAACATCGGCGGCGCGTGGAACCTTTTCGGGCATGAACAGCCCCGGACGGAGGCCGACTTGGCCGGGAAGCGCATGGCCCTTTTTGAGTACGTCCGCCCGGATTGTAGCCCCCTGTTTGCCGCGATCTTCGACAACCGGGCAGACGGGCAGAGCCTCGACAACTACCGCAACCGCCACTTGTGGGGCCGGGCCAATTCGGAGTCCTACGTCCAGAAGGCCGAGTCCGCATGGAAAGAGCGCACCGGGCCGCGCGTGGGGGACTACGTGCGCCACCCTGACGGCAAGTTGACCCGCTTTACATATGATTGGGGCGACGGGCTACAGGCGGGCGGCGGGCGCGGGTCCTACCACCTGACCCGGTGCGGCTTCGCCAGCTACTCCGGCGGCCTGTCCGCCGGTATCCCGCGCGACCGGCTGACCCGCACGGGCGAGACCATGCCCGGGGAATTTTGGTTCTTTCTCGACGGCTGGACGGGGGCGCACCGGGGGGTCTCGATCTCGATTCCCTGCCGGGTCTATCAGGAAGGGGGTGCAGCATGACGACGGAGCGAGTCCCGGTCGCGGCGATTGAACCCGGCGACACGGTTTTGATTGACGGGGTGGCCCGGACGGTTTGCCGCCGCGATCTCGCCCGCGACTCCTTTTTCCCGGCGCGCGTTTTCGGCCAGCACTTCCACGAGGCGGGCCGCACGGTTGAGCGGGTACTTTTCCCGGTTTGGTTCCGGGGGAAACTCATAAGACACGCGGCCCAAATTGGGGCCGGAACAGCAAGCGAATAGGAATCGAAAATGCAAAATCTTGAATCGAAAACCGGAATCGAAAAACCGGAATCGGTGGACCCCTACCGCCTGTTGTCCGACCGCTGGCTAGAGCCGCTGGACGACGTGACAGGCCCCGACCGGGGACGGGTCCGCACCGCCGCCGAGTGGTGCAACCTGCTGGCCCCTGCCGACAAGTGGCACCACGCCGGAGAGTTGGTTTTTCTGGTCCGTGGCCCCGGCGGCTTTGGCTACCTGCTGGAGGTTGAACTTGACGACGACACGCCCGCCAAGTCTGCCGAGGGCGTGGAGACCGTCCGCCGGGCGGTCGCGGCGGTCGCGCCGGGCGGCGTCTTTTCCTACGTGGCCCCGGGGACTGACTACATTTACGACGGGCGGGCCGCCTATCGGGTTTTCTTCGCCGGTATCAAGCCCGCGCCCGAGATAGAGGCCGCCGCAAGCGCGATCTTTGACCTTGTGTACCCGGTCGCGGATAGCCCGGAGGCCGCGCCCGCCGCGATCCCCGACGACCTGGCCGCCGCGCTCGACGGGATAACGGACACCTACACCGCCCTTGTTGTCGAAGAGAGCAGCCCGCGCCCGCCGGTTTCCCGTGACCCGCTCTTGTACGTTGTGGAGGCGGCAAGCCCGAACGACGAGTCCGCGATCCTGGAGCAAGCGGCGGCGCAGCGTTGCGAGGAATTGGGCCTTGATCTGGACGACGACGGCGCGCCGGATCGGGCGGCGGTCGAAGAGGTCAAAGCGGGACTCCGGCTTATCTTGGTCCTGCCGGGCGACGTGTCCCCGGTTTGGGGCGGGCGGCAATAGCCGGGGCCAGGACCGTCTAGGGGCACAAAGTAGAGGACCGGCTAGGGGTCCAAAGTAAGGCCCGCGCGTACACCCCCGCGCGGGCCTATGCACGTCCGGGCGCGGGCGCACACGGGCACACGCGCGCACCTGGGCGCACACATACGCGCGCAGGCGGGCGGGCGCGGGCACACGGGCGCGCGCGGGCGCGGGCTGGCAGGGGCGCGGATAGGGAAAGCCCGGCAGGGGCCAGCCCGGCGATCTCGTGCCCGGCAGGGGCCAGCCCGGCGATCTCGTGCCCGGCAGGGGCCAGCCCGGCGATCTCGTGCCCGGCAGGGGCCAGCCCGGCGATCTCGTGCCCGGCAGGGGCCAGCCCGGCGATCTCGTGCCCGGCAGGGGCCAGCCGGGCGATCTCGTGCCCGGCAGGGGATTATTCCACGAACGGTTGACGGATTGGGGCATTTGCCCTAAATCTGATTCCACGGGCCGCCGCTGGCCCGCGACCGGGCCGCCCGCTGGCCCTTCACCTGAAAGGGGAAAATTGAATGAAAACTATCCTTGCACAACCCGGACTCGCGGAAAGCCTTGAACTCTGGATTCAGGGGAACCCCGGGGCCGCCATTTTCGCCGGGGCCGCCGCAATCGGTGCCTTTTTTCATTTCTACGGATAAGGGGAAACGGAATGTTTGACGCCATGGAAATTCAGGAAGAAATAAACTTTGCGATTGAATCCGCTGACTCCGCCATGCCGGAAAACTTGCGCCGGTTGCGCCGCTTGGCCCTTTCCGATCTCGACGGCGGCCCGGTCTATCTGGACGCGGACGGCGACCCGGTTTCTCGCTTTGATGAAGGGGCGCGCCGGTTTGATTTTGAGGGGGCCTGTAATTCGCTTTCCGATTGGGCCGACTCCCACATTAACGATGTTTCGATTGAAACGGACTATTGCGAGGAAACGGACGAGTCGACGTTTGAAACGATTGACGGGTCCGGCGACACAATCCGCCGCGCGGTTTTCGGGCCGCTCGTGAATTACATCTGAAAGGGGAATGGGAATGGACATTGGCGATATTGAACCGCGCGCTTGCTATCTGGACGGAATGTACGGACGCAAGGAAGCCCTTTGCTACATGGCCCCGGCAAGCGTCACGGCGGCCCCGGGTTGCATCAAGGAAGAGGGGGGCGGAATCTCCATAATGGTGAACCGCGCCACGATTGAATCCCGTTTCGCATGGGATGAAAAGCCAACCTTCTATTACAGCTAAGGACTCGAACGATGGAAAAGAAAACAGCATATTTGCACTATGGCGGCCCGGGCACGGTTGACGGCCCTAACGGCCCGCGCCGGACGGTTGAGACGGAATTGCGCGAAACGGAATTGCCGCAATCGGGCCGGACGGTTTCCGGCTATGGGGCGAAACTGCCGACTCCCTACATGGTCAAGCGGTTCGGGAAATGGCGGCGGGTTTATGCGGCCTGCTATGGCAACGCCGCGAGTCACTATATCGGAAAGCCCGGCGCATGGCTGGCAACCGTTCAAATTGTGGAGTCGAACTGATGCAAATTGAAACCTACACATTGCCGGAACATTGGCTTTCCGCGCTATTCAATGGCGACGACTCCGGGCTGGACGAATCCGATTGCGAGGCGTTGGAGGCTTTCACCGACTCCGTGGTGGCGGACTATGGGCAGGCTTGGCCGGTTGATTATGACGAGTCCGGGGCCGGTTTCATGCGCTACCATGATGCGCAACCGTTCGGAGTCCTTGCTTGCGATTGCGTGGAGGTATCTTTCGACGTGACACAAAGGGGGGCCGCAGCATGACCACGAAACCGCTCTACGCTCGCCTTGCCGCGCAACTGGACATAATCCGCCGCAATGCCGACTCGCTTGATCCTTTCGCGGATATGGCCCGCGACCGGGTGGAGTCCATGGTCCGGGACTACCTGCCGTCCGGGGCCGGTTTCGACTCCGGTTGTTATGTCGAGATTGAGGAGTCGCGCCGGGATAAAATTGTTATCCGTTGTGACTTTCACCATATGGCCGAGTCCGGCATGTATTCCGGTTGGACGACTCACCGGGCCATTGTGACGCCGGACCTTGCGGACGGTTTCGCCCTGCGCATCACCGGCAAGGATCGAAACGGAATAAAAGAATATATCGCGGACGTGATGGACTCCGCCCTGAATATGGAGATTGAACAATGACTCGCGCAACCGTGTTTCCCTATTTTGAGAACGCCGGACTCTTTGACGCAATCGCGGCCCGGCTGGCCCCTTTCGGTTTCCGGGATGTATCTTTCTCCGGCCTGCCGTGCCCGGCGTTGGAGTATATCACGCCAGACGGAGTCCCGGTTTCGGTCGCGGTTGACGGTATCACGGCCCGGGGCTTTCCGGCCCTTGACCCGTCGCGGCCCGTGCTGATCCAGTTGGACGGAGTCGACGTGGGCCAGTTTGCGGACGTGGAGTCGTCCGTCGCGGCGGCCCTTGTGACTCTCCATTCGATCCGGGCTGATGCTTTCGGCATGGGCTTTGATTTCCCAATCTTGCGCGACCCGTCCTTTGCCCGGGCCGCCGAAACAATCCGCGATCTGAATAACGCCGGACTCCTTTGGCATATGGACGAGTCGCCGGACTCCATCGTTACCAGTATCGGCGGCGCGCGGCTCTTCACGCGGCAGCAATGCGAAACCTTGGAACGGGTCCGGGATTCATTGTGGGCCGTCAATTGGGGGGAAACCTTTGAAGATATTCACGGCTATTGCCTTCACGCGCAAGGGCACTGGCCCCTGCTAGGGGCGGAGTCCGGCGATCTCGACTCTTTCCTTGCGGCCCATTGCGCGCGGCGCGGTTTCCCACTGGACGGGTTGGACGCGGCCCGGGTTGATATGGGGGCCTTTCTGGCCCATGCCTTTTCCGGTCGCCGGGGCGAGATAAGCCCTTTTGACGCGGCATACGTCGCGGACGAAACACTGGCGGATTGCATGGGCGGAAACCTCAATCTGCCGGGCTTCACATATCACGCGGCGGGGGGCGATTGCCGGGCATTGCGGGCCGTTCGGAATGGGATTGAATGGCTGATCTGCACTAGCGGCGACGGGGGCCAGATACCCGTTGCCGGGGCCGCCGGGACTCTTTCCGCTTTCGACGTGGAGTCCGGCAACGAAAGGGGGGAATGGCATTTACCGCCGGGGGGCGTGACTCCGGGAGTCGTCCAGTACCTTATGGCGCGCCACGGCAGCCGATAGAGCGCGCCACACAAGCCGATTGAACGCAAGCCGGGCCGTTGTGCCCGGCTTTCGCTTGTCCGGCCCATGGGCGGCCCTGCGGCGGCCCCTGCGGCGATCTCGTGGCCCGTGGTGGCCCATGCCCTAGCGGCGGCCCGTGGTGGCGATCTCGTGGCCCCTGCGGCGGCCCTGCGGCCCGTGGTGGCCCTTTCCCCTATCCCCTGACCTATGGCGGCCCCTGCGGCCCGGCTGGCCCCTGCCGTGCGATCTCGTGCCCGGCTGGCCCGTGGTGGCGACCTCGTGCCCGGCTGGCCCGTGGTGGCGATCTCGTGCCGGGGCGGGGCCAGGTAAAGCCGGGGCCAGGTGAAGCCGGGGCCAGGCACGGGGGGCGGACGTGGTGGCGCGACTCCGTCCGGCGATCTCGTGCCGGGCTGGCCCCTGCCGTGCGATCTCGTGCCCGGCGATCTCGTGCCCGGGTGGAATGGGCAGGGGGCGGTTGACGGGTGGACGGGTGGACGTGGTGGACGGGTGGCCCGGCGATCTCGTGCCCGGGTGGACGGGTGGCCCGGCATTGAGGGGGGCGAGGGGCCGCCGGTCTAGCGCGCGTGGGATTGTCCCTGAATCCGGGAATAACTGTTCATTGGGTGATTCGTGGGCTTGTCAAGCCTTGACATTGGGTCCCATCCAGGCGAATCGGGCTGACGCGGGGTGCGCAGAGCGCGATGTTAGACGATTCCGCACAGAACCCATAGGGCATCCGCCGATATGATGCGGTTCCCTTCATGTTGTGAGCCGATAATGTGAGCAAACCTAATGATTTAGGTGCAAATGCCCCAATAGTCCGTGCATCTATGCACAGGGGGTCCCTTGGTCTCGCGAGTGGCCGGGTGGCTGCTCCAGAACACAGGTCGGGTCAAGCGAAATCCAGCGGGCCGGTGCATTTTGTTCGGGGCGATCCGGCTGGCGATCTCGGGCCGTGGCTCCCGGATTCCGTTCTACCAAAAATGGTTTTCCAGTCTGCCTAGAAGGACACCCGCCGGGCTAGGTGTTCCATTGTTCCGAGGTGTTCCATTGACCCGGAAATTTAATGGAACACCCTCAGACCCCTTATTTATATGGGGAAAACGGGTCCCTGTTCCATTGTTCTATTAGAATCTACAGAATTAGAAAATGAGATAGAGGGAGGGACCACTGGTTGTTTACCGATTAAACTACAATGACTCGCCCCTCCCTTTCACTGGCCTCTATAGGGGAATCTAATGGAACACGAGAACACCCCCCGGTAAGCGGTTCCCAAACCCCTTATTTATATGGCGATTTCGAGGGGTCGAGGTGTTCTAACAAATTTCGGCCCTCCAAGAGAACACCCCGGAATCCGGGCGCAAAAGCGCGGCAAGCGCGCCGGGCTACCCGGATTCCACCCAAATTCGGGACACAACAAAAACCGGATTGCGGAAAAAACGAAAAACCCGGCCTTTCAGCCGGGTTCTACGAAAGCAGGAATTGCTCGGATTCGGAGTCTGTCAGCCCAGCAGATCGTCAATCTCGGCGGCCTCGTCGGCCTCGTTTTCCGCCGGAGCCTCGATCCAACGCGGCCCATCGCTGTTGCGGAAGAACCACACGGCGTTCTGCCCGTGGCGGCGCTTCTTCGGCATTTCCGTCCAGCCCGCGATCAGCTTGAGAGCCTTTCCGTAGGTCCGGGCGTCCGCGTTGCGATAGGGCTGGAGGATGGGGTCCAGACGCACGGCCTCATAGGCTTCGCGAGCCGTCACCATGTTCCGGTACACCAGGCGCTCGTCGTCGTCGTCCGCCGCGAAGCCGTCCGCGTCCACGATCACGTCGGTGGCCTTGTAGGGCGTGTCCAGCCACTCCTGGATCACCTCTGCGATGGTCTCGGTCGCCGTGTGGCGGCGGTTGCGCTCTGCGATCTGGCGCTGCTCGATGATCGCCTCGCGATCCTTGAGGCCGAGGTGCAGCGGCTTGGTTCCGGCGGCCTCGCGGGCGTCCAGGTAGGCTTGATACGCCTCGCCCCAGATCATCGCCCGGTTCGAGATCAGGAGGTCCTGGTCGATCTGGTCATACTCGTCGCCTTTGGCCTCCCAGACCCAGAAGCGGCGGACGGAGGTGGGATCGCTCAGAAAGTCGTCGTCGTTCGAGGTGGCCGCCATGACGGACTGGCGCGGGAAAGACATCTCCCGCCGCCCGTAGGCCAGGCGGATCGTGTCCTGCTGGGCGGAGAGGAAGTCCTTGACGACGTTGTTGTCGCCCCGGGCCTTCGACATCTCCGCGACCTCCATGAGCCAGTTGCCCCGCATCTGTTCGACGGCGCGGTCGATCTTCTCCATGTCCACGCGGAACTCGGAGAAGAACGCATCGGTCACGAGGTTGCGCAGGAAGGTCGATTTACCGGCCCCTGTGAGGCCGCGCACGATCAACATCTGGTCGAATTTGCAGCCCGGCTCGTAGATGCGCGCCACCATGCCCATGAGGAAGAGCCGCGAGGACTCCCGGTGAAAGATCGTGTCGAGGCAGCCGAGGTAGGTCTGCGGCAGGCTGTTGATGTAGCCCGTCGGGGAGCCTGCGGCTTTCCACTCCTCCCAATGCCCCTCGATCATGTCCTTGACCGGGTGGATGGTGTTCTGCCGCCCAGCGGCCAGCACGGCGTCCTGGACGTTCTGGGTGGAGAAGTCGGTCTCGAACCCGGCCCGCCCCATGTTCGCGGAGCAGATCAGCTTGATCGACGTGTCGTCCGCGTCGGTCCAGCGCCGCCCGATCTTCTGCTCGATCTTGTTGAGCGGCGGCGAGGGCAGCTTGATCTTGGAGGACCTGATCTGCTTGAGGCAAACCGGGTCCATGGTGAACTCGTTGTAGCCGATTGCGTCACGCAACCGGGAATCGTTCTCGCAGATCAGGGTGACGTTGTTCAGGACCGGCTCCAGGTCGCCGTTGGCCTTCTTGCGAAGGTGGATCGACCAGCCCGTGCCCTTCTCCTTTTTCTTCTTCTTCTTGGGCTTCTCCTCCTCGTCCTCGTCGTCATCATCGAACTCGTCAGCGATGTCGCGCGGCCCGTCGCTCGCGCCGTCGTCATCGCCCGGCGCGGGGCCGAGGAGGTCGTCCAGATCGGAGTCCGCGGACTCGGATTTCCGGGGCTTGTCGCCCGGCCCATCGTCGTCGGGATCGTCGTCGTCCTCGTCCTCGTCGTCATCGAACTCGTCGCGCAGGTAGGAGAACAACTCGGCGGCAACCGCCTGATCCTCGTTCGCGAACTTGCTCATGGCCTTGAAGGACGGCAGGTTGGCGGGTGAGGTGTTGGCGGGGGACTTCTCGTCCAGGTGGCCGAACTTGTGGAGCCGCACGAGGTCGAAGGCGTTATGCAGGCCCTCCGCCGGGTCGGTCCCGTGGTTGGAGTGGAGGAACAGCCCGTCGTCATAGACCACGGCCCCGTTCGACCCCGAGCCTCCGGTGTAGGTGTAACGCGTCTCCGTTGCGCTCGTGCCCGGCGCGTAGATGTCGTCCAGGAACTCCGCAATCGCCTCCTCGACATCGTAGGCGCGGCAGAAGGCCCCGATCACCCCCGGCTTCTCGTGGGGATGCTCCATCTTGCGGTTGGGATCGACAACCCCGCGCTCGCGCTCGTCCTCCTGGTAAGGCAGGTAGGTGTAGTCCTCCCAGCCGTCATGCTGGGCCAGGTACTCGTCCACGTCGAGGATCGCGCCGCCCGGGTTGTCCTCCATCCAGTATTCCTGGCCCTTGGAGATCGAGGGCTTGAACATGACTTGGTTGAAGCGGAAGGAGACGAGATCGGGAATCTCGATAGCCTCGTCGGGATCGTCGGCCAGTTCGAGGGCCACCAGGCGGGTCAGCGCGTGGGTCTCGGTCGCGTCCATCGGTCGGCTGACCGGGATGATGATGCGGACGCGCGGCTTCTCCGGGCAATGCGCCCGGGTCGTGTGCATGATCCAGTACCATTGGCTGATCTCGGCCAGCCCGAGGCGGATATGGTCAAGCTGGTCGATGGACACATAGTCCAGATCGAACGCGAGCATCGTCCGGTACTTCTGGTGGTCCAGCTTGCGCTTCCCGTCGCGGAAGTGCGCGGCCATCCAGTAGCCCGGGTATCGCTTCTTCTCCAGCTTGGCGTCCTGGTCCAGCGCCATGTACTGCGCGAAGGTGACGGACGTATCCACCATCGGCTCGGCCAGCAGGCGCTTGAAGCGCGCAAGGGTGGATTCCCGGTTCTTCACGCGCCCGAGGCCGGAGCCGGTGTTCACGCAATACTTGACCAGGTGGTTTTCGATGTCGCTCATGTGGCGGTCTCCGGGCGTAGGAAAAAGGGCGGCTCAGTCGAGGCCCTTAGCCCAGCAGATCGTCCAGGTTCTCCTCCGGCGTCTCGGCCTCTTCGGGGGCCGCGTAGAGCGCGTAGTCGGGCAGGATGAACTCCACGAGATCGCACCAGTAGATCGGCTTTGCGCCTTTGGTCTCGCGGGAGGCCAGGATGATTCGACGCGCGACCCGAGTGCCGAGCGGTCCCTGCTCGCGGAGGGCCTTGTAGACGGTCTCGTTTGCGAAGCCGATGATCTTGGCGAACGCCTGCACGTCAAAGGCATTACGGTCGGTTTTCAGGTGGGGGAACCGGGCAAAAAGCAGATCGTAGAGATCACCGAAAGCGTGGTCCCGGCGGGGCGTGGCGTTGGGTCGGAACATGCCTGTCTGTCCTCTGTGTGGGGGAAACGTCTTTCAGTCATAGCAGATTGGACCCTAAAAAGGAAAGATCACTTTTCAGTTGAATATGAAGCAGGCCCGAGGCTATGTTGGGGTCACTGGCAGATTCGCCACTGAGCAAAAACCACCCCTTGAGGAGCGACCCCCATGAGCCTTGAAGAAGCACTGCGCGAGAACACCGCCGCGCTGAAAGAGAACACCGCCGCCCACGCCAAGCTGGCCGAAGTGGCTATGGCCGCAGCAGGCGGCAAGCCCGCCGCCGAGACCAAGACCACCAAAGCGACCGAGAACAAGGCCGCCGAGGAGTCCTCCGACGACGAAGAAAAGACCGAGACCGCCGCCGAGAAGAAGAAGCGCCTGGCCGCCGAGAAGAAGGCCGCCGCCGAGAAGAAGGCAGCAGCCGAGAAGAAGGCCGCCGACAAGAAGAAGGCCGCCGACAAGCCTGATCCGGTCGCTGAGATCGACGCCGCCGGGCTGCACAAGATCGCTGCCGCCTTCCTCAAGGGCGACGACGAAGAGGCCCGGGACGCCAACAAGGCGAACTTCGTGGGCGCTCTGTCGCACATCGGCGCGGCCAAGCTGGGCGAGATCGAGACGGACGCAGATCGCGGTCGCCTTGCCACCTACATCGCCTACTGGACCGCCGGTCTCGATGTGGACTTTGAAGAGATCGACGCCCTCGTTGAAGCTGCCGGTTCTGGCGGCTCCGAGGACGACGACCTGCTGGGCTAACCACGCCCAGCATCGCGGCTGCCCCGGTCTACTGCTCGGGGCCGGGGCAGCCCCCACCACCCAAGAGAAGGTCCGCCATGACCGCATACGATGCCGGTTTTGACGCATACCGCGCCGGGAAGCCGGAGAGCGAGAACCCCTACTGCCCGATGGGGCAGGAGACCGAATTTCTGGAGTGGGGAGACGGCTGGAAAGACGCCTCCGAGTCCCCCGAGATGACCTGAGAGGCAGCCATGACCCGACCCGACACCAACCCCAAATCCGTTTTCGGCGCGGCCAAGCCGGGTATCTCCGCGATCCCGCCGGTCGCGCTTCTGCATTGTGGGCGCGGCATGGAGGACGGCGAGCGCAAATACGGCCTGACCAACTGGCGCGAGAACAGCGTGGCCGCCTCGGTCTACTACAACGCGGCCTTCCGGCACCTCGCGTCCTGGTGGGACGGCGAGCAGAAGGCGCAGGACTCCGGGGTTCACCACCTCGGGCACGTCATGGCCTGCTGCGCGATCCTGCTGGACGCCGAGGTCCAGGGGGTCCTCATTGACGACCGCCCGCCGGTCCCCGGCCAGTTCTCCCGCATGGTCGCGGAGATGACGCGGAAGATCGAGGAGGCCGCCAAAAGCGACCTTTGCGAGGACGAAGGCTGCCCCCACCACGGGACGCCGCATATCTGCGTCAACTCCATCTTGCCGGAGGGGTTCGAGGACCGGCTGATGGCCGCCATGGGGGTCCCCGGGCGTCTGTTGGCTGCTGACAACTCCGACGAGGCCCCCGCCGCCGTTGCCGTGGGCCGGGAGTTCAAGTCCGAGGAAGAGTTCAAGAGTTTCGTGAGGGACTTTCTGGCGTACACCATGCCGGGCTTCTCCGCGCGCCGGATGTACGTGTTCAAGTGGCTGGACGCCAACAACTACGACCGGGTGGCCGAGGTCGCCAAAGGCCAATGGCGCGAGTTGGCGAACCACCTCAACCAGTACGAGGCCGCCGACTGACATGGCCCACCGGCCCCTCACCAGCGAAGAGTGGCAGGCCGAGGTCTCCGAGTGGTTGAAGGATCACAAGGGGGTCGAGGACAAGCCGGGCCGGGCCGCCAAGCCCGCCCACTCTTGGATGTCGCCCTCCAGCATCAGCCGGGGGATCGCGTGTCCGGGGTCCATGGCGCTCTGCGCGGAGATCAGCGAGCGGGAGGCCACGGTCTACTCCGCCGAGGGGACGGTCGCCCACTACGTCCGGGAGATGTGCCTGGAGTTCGACATGGAGCCGGACGACTTCGTGGGCATGTCGATGAAAGCCGACGGATTCTCTTTCGAGATCACCGAGGAGATGGCGGACAACCTGCGCCCGGGGATCGAGCGGATCAGGGAGCGGCCCGGAAAGCTGTTCATCGAGTACCAGGTCAACCTCGACCGCTGGATGCCCGGGCAGTACGGCAAGCTGGACGTGGGGATCGTTTCCCCCTCGCTGATCGAGGTCAATGACCTGAAATACGGGGCCGGGATGCCGGTCTCCGCCGAGCGCAACGAGCAGCTTATGGCCTATGCGCTGGGCTTCTGGGAGAACGTGGCCCGCCACATCTCCGAGGCTACCGAGTTCCTTCTGGTGGTGGATCAACCGCGCGCTAGAGGACGGCCAGACCAAGAAGAGGAGGACTTTGACGATGAAGAAGATTTAGAGGCCGACGAGGCAGATCAGACTCCGGGGTGGGGAGGGGAGTGGCGCGTGTCGCTGCCGGAACTCCTCACTTTCGGGGACAAGATGAAAGACGCCTATGACGCGGCGATCTCTCCCGACGCCTGGCTGCGCGCTGGCCCCCATTGCCAGTTCTGCCCCCGCAAGGGGTCGTGCGACGAGCAGGCCCGGTACGCCCTGTCCCTGCTGCAAATCGAACTGCACGACCTGGACCCCGATGTCATCACGCTTCGGGATCACGGCGAGTTCACCGCGCAGCAGAAGGTCAACCTGGCGCTCAACATCGACCGCGTGACCGCGTGGATGAAGGCGGTCTACGCCTCGATCCTCGGGGAAGCCCGGGCTGGCGGCCACGCCCCCGGCGCGAAAGTGGTGGAGGGCAGCCAAGGCCCGCGCAAGTGGCGCGACGAGAAAGCCGCGCTGGCCTTCATGCAAGATTATCTTCCGAAACCCGAGGACGCCTTTGCCCCGGCAAAGCCGCTGTCTCCGGCCAAGTTCGAGAAGATCAAAGGGATTCCCAAGGAGGCCAAAGCGGCGGTGAACGATCACGTCGTCAGGTCGCCCGGGAAGCCTGCCCTGGTCAGGGCAGGAGACTCAAGGAGGGCAATCGACATCGCGGACGAGTTCGATGACGACGACGAGGACGATGTTGACGATCTGCTGTCCTAAAATTCACCCAAAAGGTGAAAAAGACGGAAAAACGTGAAAACGAAAGGACGAAAAAATGACCAAGGACCCCCGCCGCGTTTACCTCAAGAATGTGCGGCTTTCTTACCCCCACCTCCACGAGCGCCAGAAGGCGAACGAGGATGCGGAGCCGAAGTTCTCGGCCTCCTTCCTGATCGACCCCTCCACGAAGTCGGGCAAGGAGAACATCAAGAAGATCGAGGCGGCAATCGAGGCGGCCAAAGAGGCTGCCGGATTCTCCGACAAGATCAAGTTCAAGGATGGCCGCATGTGCTTCTTCGACGGTGAAGAGAACACCGACGACGAGGGCAACGTGAAGGACGGCTACGAGGGCATGATGGTCATCAAGGCGTCCAACAAGGACCCGGTGCGGCTGCTGACCCGGAAGAAGAAGGAGGTGGATCGAGACAACTCCCCCTTCTACGGCGGCTGCTACGTCGAGTGCATGTTGGGCCTCTTCGGGACCAAGAAGGGCGGTTCGCCTGGTATCTTCGCGAGCCTGGACGGCGTTCGCTTCTGGGAGGACGGCGAGTCCTTCGGCAAAGCCCAGATTGGCGACGACGAGTGGGACGACGACGAGGATGACGAGGACGACGACGACCTTTTGGGCTGACTCGACCTTCACCCAAAAGGTGAAAACTACCGGCTCCCGCGCAGGCGGGGGCCGGACCCCTCAGTCCCCCGGAGATTGTCGTGAGCCTGTCGCCTTCCAGCATCAAAATCCTTGTCGGCTACGAGTGCAGCGGAGCCGTTCGCCGGGCGTTGCGCGCGCACGGGTTCGACGCTTGGTCGTGCGACATTCAAGCGGCCCGGGACGGATCGCCCTATCACCTGACGGGGGACATCTGGGATTTTGTCGGCCCCGAGCATGGCTGGCACTTTGCGATCTTCCACCCGCCTTGCACCTACCTGACCAATAGCGCCTCGTGGGCCTTCCACGACCCGGACTACGAGAAATACCCGGGCGTCGGCTACCACCAGCGCGTCAAGCCCGAGACCCTGACCGGGGCCGCCCGCCGCGCCGCGCGTGACGCTGCGCTGGCCGATGTCGAGCGCCTGATCGCGCTCCCGTACCCCAAGGTGATCGAGAACCCCCGGGGCTTCATCGGGACCATGCTGACCCCGGCGACCCAGACGATCCAGCCCCACGAGTACGGCAGCGATGCGAGCAAGGCGACGTGCCTCTGGTGCCGCCCCGGAGAGGACGGGCGGACGCCGCCCAAGCTGGTCCCGACCTACCACGTCAAGCCCCGGATCGTCGGCGGCAAGAAGCGTTGGGGCAACCAAACTGATTCCGGCCAGAACCGTCTGTCGCCGGGCGAGTCCCGGGCCGACGACCGGAGCGAGACCTATCCCGGCGTGGCCTCGGCGTTGGCCGCCCAATACGGCGGCTGGCTTCTCGGCAAGACCCTACCCGACCTGCACCTGGCGATGCTCCGCGACATCGACCTCCTGCTGGCCGACCCCGAACCGAGCATTGAGGAACTTTTGGCATGAGCGCACCCTTCGGCAGCAACCACTTCCAGCCCGACGGACCCGCGATCAGCCCCACCCTCGCGGGCTACCTCGGAAAGATCGCGCTCGCTGGACGGCAGGTCCCGCACCGCAAGATTCTGAGCCTCGACTACGAGACCTTCTCCGAAGCCGAACTGCCTAAGACCGGCGCGAGCGTCTATGCCCGCCACCCCACCACCGAAGTCCTGATGCTGGCCTACGGCTTCCAGGGCGAGCCGGTGAAACAGTACGTCCCGCCGCCCCATGCGCGGCGCGGCAGGGCGTTCTGGGACCACGCCCCCGCCGATCTCCGGCTCGCCGTGCGGGACCCGAGCGTCACGCTGTCGGCCTGGAACTCCCCGTTCGAGTGGAACGTGACCACCCACACCACCGACCTCCACATCCCGCTGGAGCGGTGGATGGACGTGATGGCGCTGGCCTTCTCGCTGTCGCTGCCCGGGAAGCTGTCGAAGTGCGGCGAGGTCATCGGCCTGCCCGAGGACAAGAAGAAGATGACCCGGGGGACCAGCCTGGTCCGCAAGTTCTGTATGCCCCGGAAGCCCACCAAGAATAAGCCGCATACCCGCTGCACGGCGGAGACGGACCCCGAGGACTGGCAGGAGTTCCTGGACTACAACGTCCGAGACGTGGAGTCCGAGCAGGCGATCTACCGCCGTCTCCGCAAGTTCCAGATGCCGGATCACGAGTGGAAGCTGTGGCACCTGGACCAGAAGATCAACAACGCCGGGATTCCGATCAACCTCAAGGCCGTGCGCGCGGCGGTGCGCCTGTCGCAGGCGACGATCACCAAGGACCTCGCCAAGCTGAAAGAGTTGACGGGCCTCGCGAACCCGAACTCCAACGTGCAAATCCTGCCTTGGCTCCGCGACCACGGCTACAATTTCGAGGACCTGAAAAAGGGCCACATTGAGCGGGCGGCCAAGGCTGCCGACGAGCGCCTGGAGCAGGCGGAGGCCGCCTGTGCCGCCATGGGGGAGCCGCTGGCCTCCTACTTCCGGGCCACCCTGATCGCGCCCGACAAGCTGCTCCGGGACGTGCTGTATCTGCGCCTGCGGGTCTCCAAGGCCAGCGTGAAGAAGTACCCCGCGCTGCTCATGGCGACCGATCTGGACGGGATGCTCCGGGGCTGCCACCAGTTCGCCGGGGCAGGGCGGACGTGGCGCTGGTCGGGCCGCCGGTTCCAGCCGCAAAACCTCCCCAAGCCGTCGAAGGGGATGGAGAAGTTCGTCCTGGCGATGGCCCCGACGCACGGGGAGGACGGCGAGAAGCTGGACGAGACCGAGCGCGCCAAGATCGGGTTCGGAATCCTCTGCGACGACATCGAGAACCTGACGATCCCCGAGTTCTGGGCGAAGTACGAGCATCCCGACGATCCGGGCGTCAACACGATGGAGGCGCTGACCGCCGCCGTGCGCCCGATGGTGCAGGCGGGCCACGGCAAGCTGCTGGTGGACGCCGACCTGTCGGCAATCGAGAACGTGGTCCTTGGCTGGCTGGCGAAGGACGACAAGATTCTCCGCGTTTTCCGCGAGGGCCTGGACCCGTACATCGACTTCGCGACCGATATGTTCGGCCTGCCCTACGACGAGATCGCGCGCCGCGTGGCCGCCGGGGACAAGACCATGCGGACCACCGCGAAGCCGGGCGTTCTGGGCTGCGGCTACATGCTGGGCGCGGGCGACGAGCGGGAGAACCGCACGACCGGCGAGATCGAGGCAACCGGCCTGCTGGGCTACGCCTGGGCGATGCACGTCCCCTTGACCAAGGAGATGTCGAAGCTGTCGGTTGACACCTTCCGGGCAAAGTTCGCGGACGTTGTGCAGTTCTGGGACGACATGGACAAGGCTGTCCGCCGCGTGATCGAGACCGGACGGCCCGAGCGCGTCGGCTACCTGACCATCGACCTCAAGAAGCCCTTCCTGCGGATCGGCCTGCCGAGCGGGCGGTTCCTCCACTACATGCGGCCCCGGATCGAGTCCCGGAAGATGCCCTGGAAGGACCGCAACGGGAAGCCGGTCTATCGGCCCTCGATCACCTACGAAAACATGGAGAACGGCCAGTGGCGGCGCGTCACGACGCACCCCGGCAAGCTGACCGAGAACGTGACCCAGGCCGTTGCGCGCGATCTGCTCGCCCACGGCATGACGCTGGCCGACGCGCAGGGGATCGACCTGCGGCTCCACGTCCACGACCAACTTGTCGGCCTGTCCGAGTCTTGGGCCGCCGTTGAACTGCTCAAGATTCTGATCGGCTGCATGACCACGCGGCCCGCCTGGGCCGACGACAAGCTGCCGCTCAAGGCCGCTGGCCTCCACTCCCCCATCTTCCTCAAGGACTAAGGAGAAAACCATGCACGTCCGACATAAGAAAACCGGCAACATCTACGCCGTATTTGCGCTCCAGGTCCGGGAGTCCGACCTCGCGCCGCTGGTCGCCTATCAGAGCGTTCAGGGCGGCCCGATCTGGACCCGCCCGGCGAAAGAGTTCTTCGACGGTCGGTTCGAGGTCTACATCGCGGCCCAGGGCGAGATGGCCGGGGAGCCGGTCCATTGACCCGGCCCCCCGAAGATCAGCCCGCCCTCTGGCTCCTCCAGCGCCCGAAGGTGAAGAGCGACAAGCCCGCGATCTGGTCGCAAGCCCTGATCGACAACCACGTCGCAATCGCCCGCAGCGCCGAGCGTCCGAGCAGCACCGTAGACGGCCCGACGTTCACCCAGCTACTCGCGGCCCTCGACGCCCTGACCCCGCAGCAGGTCAGCGCCGACCCCGATCTCGTGCGCGTCTACCACGCCTACCGGGCGCTCCGGGACCGCCAGATTTTCGGGGATCGCTGATGCCCTGCGACATGCACCGCCGCGAGGCGTACATCGAGAAGGAAGTCTGCAAGTACGCCAAGACCCTCGGCTGGCGGCCCCGCAAGGTCCAGTACGTCGGCAGGCGCGGCGCGCCGGATCGCTGGTTCACGGCCTCTGGCGGCAGGCTGGTCATCATCGAGTTCAAGGACCCGAACGGCAAGCTGTCGGTCGCCCAGAAGCGCGAGATCGCATACCTGCGCGCGAACGACTTCTCGGTCTACGTCGTGGACTCCATCGAAGAGGGCCGGGCGATTTTCGATGAATGGCCGGAGCGCGAGAGTGCTGACTCCTGATGGACCTCGTTGGCCTGTACCGCGCGGCTTTCCTCCCGACACCCGAGACCAAGGACTCGGGGGCGGCGGACCTCGCGCTGGAGATGTTTTACCGCGCCTTCGTGGCGTCGATCTCCGCGCCTGTGGCGGCCCCGGAGGCCGCGCAGCCGGTCGCCGTGCGGATACGGCCCGGCGGCCTCACCCTGGACGATCTGCGGGACTACCAGCGCCCGTTGGCCGAACGGCTCTTCGCTGACTTCGGCGTCAAGCCCGGCGCGCTGCTGTCGGTCGAGATGGGGATGGGCAAGACCGTCACCACGGCCACGGCGGTGCGCTGGCTGCTCGACTGCTGCATGGTGCGCCGCGTCCTGATCGTCGCGCCGCTGCGGGTCGCCCAAAAGACCTGGCCCGACGAGTTCGAGGAGTGGTCGCACCTCCGGGTGCTGCACTGGAAATCGCTGGTCGGCTCGATTGGGCAAAAGCTGTCGCCCGCCAAGCGGAAGGCCCTGCTGCTGGAGTTCTTGAACGACCCCCGGTCGGAGATCGCGATCATCAACCGCGAGAACGTGGTCTGGCTCTACAAGACCCTCCAGGAACTCCGGGTCCCGTGGCCCTTCGACATGCTGGTCTATGACGAGTCCTCGCGCCTGAAAGAGGGGAAGAAGCGGACGGGCAACAAGAACCTGTCCGAGTTCGGCGTCTACGCCAAGGTCCGCAAACACATGGACTATGTGATCGAGTTGACCGGGACGCCCACGCCGAAGGGCCTTATCGACCTCTGGGGGCAGATCGTCGTGATCGACCAGGGCGACCGCCTCGGCACGTCCAAGACGGCCTTCTTGAGCCGCTGGTTCGAGGCCGACTACATGGGGTGGAACTACACGCCCTATCCCCACTCCGAGGAGGAGATCATGGGGCGGATCAAGGACATCATGGTCTCGATGAAGGCGCGCGACTACATCAAGCTGCCGCCGGTCATCCCGAACCCGATCTACGTGGACCTGACCCCCAAGGAGATGCGCGACTACAAGCGGTTCCAGAAGGAACTGGCGCTGGAGGAGCATGACATCGAGGCGGTCAACAAGGGCGTCCTCACCGGCAAGCTGCTCCAGTACGCGAACGGCTCCGTCTACCGCACCGACGAGGACGTAGAGCCGCCGGTTCGTGAGATCGTCCACATCCACGATCACAAGCTGGCCGCCCTCGATTCCATCGTTGCCGAGACCAACGGCGCGAACCTGCTGGTGGCCTACAGCTTCCAGTTCGATCTGGAGCGGATCAAGAAGAAGTACCCCAAGGCCCGCGAGGCGACGGAGCCGGGCGCACTGGACGCTTGGAACCGGGGCGAGGTGCAGATGCTCCTGGCGCACCCGGCCAGCATCGGCCACGGCATGAACCTCCAGTTCGGCGGCCACCACCTCGTTTGGTACGGCCTCAACCCGAGCCTCGAACTCTTCCAGCAGTTTAACGCGCGTCTGCCGCGCCCCGGCCAGAAGTCGGACTATGTGATGTGCCACATGATCTTGACGCGAGGTACATTTGACGAGCGGTTGGTGGATGTCCTAGAGGACCGCGACGCCACGCAGGACCGAATCACTGATGCCGTAAAATACCACCTCAAAGCGGCGTAGTTTCCGCTTCGGATGAAGTTTCCCCCAAAAAGTCAAGATTGATCTCAGCGAGTTTTTGTTGATTTTCAGCCACTACCGCGCAACGGTTGGTAAGTAATCGTGACAGGGGGGCCAAATCTGGTGGTACACAGATCACCCATTTCATATTCAAAATATTACCATCTTGATAAAAGTGGAATATTCACCAATATGTTGAATAAGACAGAAATGAGGCCCAATTGACGGGCCGTGTTGGGAGCAAGAGACAAATGGCAGAGACAACAGAAGAGTTTGCGCACCGCTTCACGCGCGCAGTAGAGGGCCACCCCCTCGCACCGCCCACCCCGCACGGTCGGCAGTCCTGGGTGAAGGAGAAGCTGGAGAAAGAGGCCGGAGTGAAGGTCTCGCACAACACAATGTCTAAGTGGTTCCACGGCCACGCAAGACCGCGCCAGGACAGCATCCGGGCGCTGGCGAAAGTCCTGTCGGTCGATGAAGTGTGGCTGGCGATGGGCCAGAAGCCGAACAAGCACACGCCCACGATGCCGGACGCCTCCACGGCGCGCGGCGCGGCTCTGGCCTTCGCCGGTCTGGTCGAGATGGCGGGCGGCAAGGTGGCCTTCTCCGCGAAGCCGCCAGTGGACATGCACATCAACATCGGCTCCCAGCAGTTCGGCGCAATCGTCGTCTCGCCGTCGATGAAGGACAAGCAGGTCAGCATGGTCATCCCCGAGCCGGTCGAGGATGCCCGGGTGTTCGCCCTGGTGCGCGACAAGAGCGGCGGCATGTCGGCCTGCATCACGGTCTACGATGTCACCGACATCGAGCGCGAATCGCTCGGCGGGTTCTCAGTCCTGCGGCTGGAGAAGCGCCCGAACGGCAAGCTGAAAATCCCCGGCGTCACGGCTCTGCTGGCCCCGCTGGAGAGCATCGAGAAGATCGCAGACCCCGCATAGGGGGTCTGTGGCGATACTCCACCCTAAAGGTTAATCGTGAGCCGAAAGGTGAATATGGAGTATAACTGGAGTATAGCCCGATAGTTTGTTGCTAAGTACCCGATTTATAGTGGAAATTTCTGATGTGACTCCGCCCCCGGGCACCATTTCTTCAGTAGAGACAGAACTCAGAAACTCCGCCATATATGGGCGCGATAAGCGCCCGCCATGCCCATAACCCCCTATCCGTTTAACGCCCAGTCCACCGCATCCTCCAGCCGGTCGTCGCCCCAGAAGAGCTCGCCCTCCACGTCGAAGGTGGGGGAGCCGAAGATGCCCTTCTTGCGGGCCTCTTCGGTCTCGGCGCGGAGCCTGCGTTTCACCTCTTCGGTTTC